CTCCCGGTATTACAAAAATTACCTGATTAGAATATTCTATTAAATTTTCTAGGTCTGAAAATTCTATTTTTTCTCCGTTTTGAGGTAAAGATTGTCCTGATGTTTCTTTTAAAATTTTTCTTGTAAAGGGCCTGATGGATTGATCGTTAATTGCCTCATTGATTGATTCATCCCAGCAATAAATTCCATATTTTTTTGCATCAAATAACACTCTTAGGAGATCAGTACTTTCCGGTTGCGGAATATTTCGGTGAGAATTTTTAAATTTAAATTTATTATCCTCAAAAATCACCATAGGAACAAAATTTTCTATGTCTAATTCAATTTTTTGAATTTCTAAGAAATAGTTTTTAAATTCATCATCAAATTCAAATCCGTGACCTTGAAGAAACGTGTCGAGCCATTTAATATGATTTTCACATAACAAAAAATCCCAAGATTTTGTGTCACCATTCCAGTTTATATCGATATTTTGATAAGAAGTGGGTCCGGACATCTCTTTTATAAATTGAGTTCGATAATTTTTAATTCCTTGTACTATATTTTCTTCATAAGGAAAAGTAATCTTAATTATTTTTTTATTTTGATCATCAACTGTAATTTTTACTGTCTTTTCAGTTGCAATTTTTCTAGCAGGGTATTTAAATTGGGGATTTTGAAGATATGGCCCTACATCGTTTCCTAAAAATATAGAAATATCAGATGAATATTTTTTTAAGATAGTAAGAGCTAGAAATCTTTGTTTTTCAGTTAAAGATGATGACCTAGATAGTTGAGAGTCAAGGCTAGACAACAGTTGATGGTCTTTAGATTGTAAAAATATCATTGTGCTATGAGTTATCCACGAACTTACACCAACTAACTTATCAATAATATCTTCAATATACATATACTACCTTAAAGGGAAGCGTCTTCTAATCCAGCTGTTCTTAATTTTATTATATTGCTAAGTTGCCATTGCTTAATGTCTAGTCCTTTGATAATTCCTAGCCATTGATTTCGTAGTAGAGCAAATTCGTTGATAATTTTTTCCATATCCACTACATCTGCTTCACCATCAACATACTTTTCACAGTCTCTACTACTTAGGGCACGTTGATAGTTTTCGAGATATTTTTTAAATGATTTTGATTTAATTCTTCGCAGTTCTATGTTTAGGTACTCTAAAACTGCTTCAATTTCCTGAAGTTGATTGAATCGTTGTTCTACAATCCCAGGAAGAACGGAAGAGGATTTTTCTATGTTTCCATAGATTTTAACCTCTTTCCGAGCATCGTCAAGTTCTTGATAAAAATAATCAATACATGCAGGTAGATGAGAAATATCTTGACTTACCTTGGCATACCACCGTGCCATCAGTAGTCCTCGTCTTCCTCGTTATAATCAAGGTCATCTTCGACTGTGTCTCCCGATTCCTCAGATAACACATTTTTAATAGCGTCATCTAGATGAGAGTCATAGCCTGATAACGATTCAATGATTGACATATCGATATCTTTGCCTAACAAAAAATCCACGTATTGAATAGCGGCCATGTCTTTATTTTTCTCAGGGATGTACTCTCGAAATATATCCCAAACTTCCATTATTAGTGATTCTTCCATGTTATTCTTCCTCAAGTTCATTAACAATTTCTATAACCGATTTAATAACGGTACTATCCCATTGTTTCATGATAATATGCAATTTATCTTCGGTCCAGTTCTTACGGAACTCAGCAATAATTTCGCCAGATTCTTTATCTGTATATGCTAATTTATTCCCTACTTTAGATAATACACTCATTTTCTCAAACATGTCAACCAATCCGGATGTAGGAGACATGCCGGTTGTATATGGAATCTTAACCTGAACTGATTCAAATGGCTTGGCGTAACGAGTTTTCATAATCTTACAGGCACTACGAATACCCAACACATCAGTAACCTTATTGCCATCTTCATCCTCTTTGAGTTTGAGTTTTTTCATAGCAACAACAATAGAGCTTGCATAGACAAACCCTTGACCTCCACTAATCTTGTCATCTGGGTCAAACATGTCCTGTGACGCATAAGTGTGATTAGTACAAATCATACCTACGTTGTAACTACCGAACATATTAACACAGTTACGCACGAGAGATGTAAGTGCTTTAGGTTTACGACCCATATCACCTTTCATTTCGCCTGCTTCGAACTGATTTACGTCAGTTGGAGTTAGTAACATACCTAAAGAATCAATTACAAATAAAACTTTAGGACGTTCTTCGAGGGGCATTGTTTTATATTCTTTCATGAATTCTGAAATAGTCTTTGCTACGTCATCAATCATTGCCATGTTAAGTTTCAGTAATTTTTCTTCTGAAATATCAACACCTAATGCCTCTAGCCATGCCTTATCTAAGGCATTTTCCGAGTCAATTAAGACTACATATATACCTTGTTCTTGAGCATGTTTAATAATGTTACCAGAACAGATATAACTTTTACCTGCACCAGACTCACCAGCAAAAACCGTGACCTTGCCCAGGGGAACTCCCTTAAAGAAGTCCCCCGAGATAAGATAGTTTAAAGCATAGTTACCGGTTGATATCCAATCGGTTGGGTCGTTAAACCCTATTCCTAATCCATCAATACTTTTAGTGATAGACTTACGGAACTTCGAAATATCGAAGGCTTTTCCCATAGTCTTAACTCCTTAGGCTTTTTGACGGTTACGAATCATTGCCAAGATGTCTTGAGCGCGAGCACTTGCACTGCCGCCGTCATCTGATTTTGCAGGAGCAGATGCAGTTGATGATTCAACTGGAGTATCTTCACTTTCATCTGGAGTAGGAGTTGCTACTACTGGAGCCGCAGGCTTTGCAGATTTGCTTTCTTTATTGCCTGCAGGGGCGTTATAACCACTTGGCTTAAAGTATTGACCCCAACGTTCCATGTCAAAAGCTTCGCCATCAACTGATGCTTCAAACATTTCTTTCATAACTTTGAGTTCAACTTCACCTGGTTTCTTAGGTAGGAAGTCTTTAAGATTAAAAAGACCGTACTGTTTGATAGCGGCCAATTCTTCTTCATTCAAGGCACGCTCACGACGAGCCCAAGTACTGGTAGAATAATCAGCATAACCACCTTTGCTGGTCTTGGTAATTTTGAAATCTAATCCACGGACATAGTCTGTTGGCAATTCTTCAATCTCACTGTCCATCAATGCATTCTTAACAATATTAAAGATCTGTGAGCCGATAATAAATCGACGAATTGGATTTTCTGGTGTTTTATCTTCTTGTAATTTGCTATCAACTACAAAACCTTGGAACAAATAACTACGTTTCTTCCAATACTTACGACCCATGTCTTCCAAACTCTTATCGTCAAACCAAGGACGTACTTCGGTTAAGATTGGACAGGATTCATTCCACATTTCCATACAAGGAACTTGTACAGTAATAGGCTTAGAGTTAGTCTCACCCTTAACACCTGCAAATGGAAGTTTAATGATTTGGCGTTCAATCCAAAAATAAGTGTTGTTTGGATCGGCATCGGGTAAGAATCTAACTGTTGCGTTAGTACCTTCTGCGATATTCCAATGGGGGTAAATTGCGTTGTCACCGCCGGTTGCGCTGCCGCCGTTTTGTTGTGATGATGCTTGAAGTTTTGCGCGAATTTCTGCTAAAGTTGCCATAATGATTTTTCCTTAATGTTTAATTTTATGTGCCACTTCTTTCTAGCTCACTGTCTAAAAAGAAAAAGTGCATACGTTTTATTATATGCACTTTTATTTATCATTGCAACCTCAAAGGATGCAAATATTGGGTTATTTTGCCAAACCGGCTAAACGAAGTATAGCTTCAAATTGGTCTTCTTCTGGACCCTTTGGTAAACGAGGATTATCAACTTTAGATAACGGACTAGCTTCTCCAGGTAGAGCTTCGTCCATTTCTTCAGCTCTGCGTAGGCCGCCTTCTCTGTGTATTCTGGCTAACGGAGATTCATCCATGTCGCTAACCATACGTTCAACTACTGCACCGTACTCTTCGCCAAATTCTTTTTTGGCCATAATAGCTAATTCAGTTGTGCCTTTCCTCCAAGGACTCTTAAATCCTTCTTCTTTATAATTTTTATTATAATGACCACCTAGCCATTGAGCAAGATCTCTAATACTAGGTTTTTCTTGATCTTGTTTTAGCTCTGGTTCATACCCATCGTTTTCTTTAGGAAGTCTTGGATTATTCCATACCTTAGCACCTGCTTGTTGATTTTTCTGATCAACAGATTTCTGCGCAGTATCTTGACTTTGTTGTTTTTGCTTGCGGATATATGCAGGAATTTTATCCATATCTGCACTTTCACCAACTTCATCAACAGCCTGTTCCATATGACGCAGTTCGCTGAGTGTATCTGATAAAAAGTCTTCGTCGTAGCTCATTAAATAGCGGACTTGTTTATGATTCATACCCATTTTCATCATCGCACCGCCGATCATTTTAATAATCTCTTTTTCATTCTCAGGTTGATACCTTAGACCTTTATCAAACAAATAACGGGCTACCTGATAACTGGTACGATCTTCAGTAGCTTCGTCCATATCATCCCAACGTTTGTCGTCAGCGTCGTCATCTGGATGTACTGGTTCATCTGCTGGACCTTCTGCCATTCCTTGTTCCGGACTAACTGGTTGTTCTACTGGTTGTTCTACTGGTTGTGCTATTAATCCTAATTCCTGTGCGGCTTCGGGATCGTCTTTTGCTAACCACTCACCTACAGCATCTTTTAATGGTGTTGTAGGATCAATTTTTGCCTTGGCAGTAATTAGATCTTCTAAAGGCTCATAGTTAATACCAATGCCTTGTAGTGCTTCTATGCCTGCGGTTCCACTGTCGCCCACTGTGATATCTTGTGTTAGTAATTCAGCCAAGGCAGCAAGTGCATCAGGTTCTAGTGTGCCTTCTGTTACTGCGTCTGCCCAGTTTTCAAATTTAGTAAAGATGCCTTCTTTGACATCAACGCATTTGCACTGGGATTCATACATACCACATTCATTACATTCTTCTTCGGAAGTTTCACCTACATAATCTTCAAGATCAACTGTGCCTGCTTCCTGCATAATTCTATGTATCAACGGAAAGAACTGTGCTAGATCTTCTTTAAAAGTAGGAATTGTAAATTTAGATTTATAGTCTTCTAAAGTTGCTTGATCCATTTCTACTGTGCCCTGCATGGTTGAAATTGGTTCAAATCCTTCGGACCATTCCTTGTATCCTGGACGAGTGGCAATTTTGTGAGCCAGTTGTTTTAAATTTTCTAACTTTAAATTAGCTCTTTCAGAAATTTCATTTACTTCTTTATTCATAGAATCATGACGACTCATATGGCGTTTGAACGCAGATAATTGTGCAACTTGTTCGCACATATCTATAATAGATCCACCTAGTGAATCGTAGGGTTTGCCGCCATGTGCGCAGTGCATCTGCATGGCTTTTGCACCTTCTAACCACATGACTGGCATTTTATAGCGTTCGCCCAGTTCATTCTCAATAAAGATAGATTCAATATTATGGATTCTACTTCTTGCTCCATAGCTCTCATCTTCAATACCTTTTTTGTGTTTTAAAATGATTTTAGTGCGTTCTAGCACACTGTAGCTTCGCATTTTACCGCCTGAAAATTTTGCTGATTCACTCATATTCATAGTTTCATCCTTAGGGCCATTAGCCGCAAGATATTGAAAATCATCCTTGTTAAGATTATTTTTTGTTATATCTCTTGTGTCAAAACGCAGTAACCTACGTTTGGCAAAGTTTCTCATTTCTCTTAAAAAATCATACCAAAAGTCTCTAGAAATGAGGTCACTGTCTTCTAGAAGGCTTTTACCATAGAATACTTTTAAAGTTCCTAGCTCGTTGATACTGATACTAACACGACCGAGATTGTTACCCTCGATAGCAAAATCAAAATCAAAGAATCTAGCTTCTCTAGGATCCATGGTAACACCGCCATTTTCGTCACCCATTTGAAGATTTTCAAATCTGCTACGAATTTTATCAAATAAATCTTGGCTGATAATCTCAATTGTTTTCATAGCTATATTTATTAAAAAGTTTGTATGTGGATAGGCATGGGCAGTTCGAAGTCCTCTAAGCGGGCATCTTCTACTATCTTATTATAGACCACAGGATCCCAATCTCCTAGTACTGTAATCATGCGTACAGCCAGTAACATAGCACTGACAAGGTCGTCACTTTCTTCATTTTTGCCCTTGAATGTAATACCGTTAGCAACATAAGTTTTCATTTCTGATATAAGGCTTTTACTGTAAATTTCTATTTTATGCTGTTCTACTAACTGCTTAAATTTTGCACAGGCAGAAATTTTAGACGTGTTTGTAGTATTAAATCCCCTGCGGAAACGGCGTACATGACCACGTTTCACAGGCTCGCTTAAGAACATACCTGGAATAGTCTCTTCACCCATTTCGTTTATGGCCACCAAGGCCGCTTCTCCTACCGTATTGTTTTCTACTGAATAGTAAATTGATGAAGGGACGCCTTTTTCCATGCACTGGTGGTCTATATACTTGCAAATTTCTCTTAGGATCTTAACTTGTTGTTGCACCGGAGTTGTGTTATTTTGCCACTCTGCAACCTGTTTAAGTTCTGGTAATTCTAATACCTCGATACCAGCATGATTGCCGCCTGTGCCCAAGCTAGGGTCATGCGACACAATATAGGTAGCCTGTGGATTAATTTTTCTATACCACCTAACCTGACCCATTTTGGTTATTGGTTCAATCCCTTCTAATTCTGCAAGACAACTACTGTTGATCAGTGTTTCATCAAAAATCAAGAATTCACAATCGTGCTCACGACGGAATCGTTCTTCACCGATACGACTACGTTCCTCATTGGCCCAAATTTCATCACGATCAGGATGCTCGTTCCAAAACGCTCGGAATGGAAAGAATCCATTCCGTCCTATAATAGTTTCATTACCAAAGTCGTCAAACTTTTTGTTTGCTTCTTTCCAAATAGTGGCAAATTGATCTTCGTCTGAGTTGGGTGTTGATGTGATAATGGCCTTACCACCTGTGGCCAGTGTAGGCGAAATAGAAGTCCAGAATTCACTAGCAATGTTAGGTGCCACGAAGGCAAACTCGTCAGCGTATAGCAAGGACAGTGACATACCACGACCGGTTGTTTCAGTTGTTGTCTGTGCTACAATACGACTGCCGTTGTCAAATTCAATGCTTTGTTTATTATAGCTGGTAACACCGCATCGAATACGATCAGGGCATAGTTCGTAAGCATATCGAATACGCGACATAATTTCTTGTGCGCCTGTGTATTTGTGTGCGGCAATTAGAATTGTACTATCTGGTATGAACATTGCATACCATAATAGGTAGCCAGCGGCTGTAGTTGTCTTACCTGTCTGTCGAGGTAATAAATTAACGTTGAATCTGTGACCGTGATAGCTGTCAATTAATCGACGTTGATAATTAAAAGCTGTATATTTTAATTTGCCTTTTACGGGATGTTGAATGTAGAAAAAATTATCAAGAAAGTAATGTGGTCCGTTGATATTATCCTGACATTTCATTAAATCTTCAATGTCTTGTTCTGTAAAACGCTGTTGCGTGTGCGCACGTTTTATAAGCTGACCGTCTAAATTTTTTGATCCCATACGTTATTTACATAAAAAAAGCACCGCGAAGGTGCTTTTTTGGTATCTTGAACAGAATGTTTATCTTTCCATACGATCGTTATAATCGTTACGCATACGTTCTTTTTTGTCTTTCAATGCTTGCAACCGTTTCTTAGCTGACTCATCGCCGTCATCTGCTTTTTTCTTCAAGCTATCTTCATGCGATTTTTCTAAACTTCTGCGATGTTCAGCATCGACTGAATTAGGATTGTATCCTTCTTTATATTTGTTGAATTTGTCTTGAATTGGCTCAAGATCTTTGCCTTCGCGGCCTGCATCAGCTAATGCCTTCATACCTTTTTTACCGTACTTCATATAACCTTTAGCCGCACGGCTCATTGTCTTTTCTTCTGCTTCTGATACAAATTTTCTGTATTCAGAAAATAGTTCTTGTGCAATAGTTTCTTGTGTGGTAGCACGGGGATTGTTTGCAAACCCTCTGCCAGCCGCTGTTCCTAGATTAGGTTGATATGCGTGTGCATTTGTGTCTGATGGGCCAACATTAAAAGGACTGTTAGGAGTATTGTCATAACTTTCTAAGCCTAGTTCATCTTTGTCAGTACTAGCAAGTTCGTCGGCCATACCACGTACTTCGTCAGCCATGCTAGCTACCGGACTATCACCGCCTGCCATTACACTTTCGTCTTCTGGAGGATTCATTTTATCAATCATAGAGCGCATTACTTCGCCGTCGCTAGCACCTTGATCGGGTTGATCGTCTTGGTCTGAAGAATCATCACCACCTAGTGTTGGTTCAGCAGTTAGTACTGATGCACCTGGATTGAGCGCTGGCATATCGCTAGGTCCAACTTGATGAACTCCGGCAAGATTCATAATTTGAGTCAGCATGTTTGCCACTTCATCACCGCTGGCAGCAGATGCATTAAGACTGAACGAGGCTGGAGTTGAATGTCCCATGCCCATAGCATCAGGCATCATGCCGCATTCGTCAATCTTTTTTAGGCCACTAAGTGCTTTTAGTGTAGATAGATCATGTAGCTCTGGAAGCTGTGGTAATTCGGAATTAGCACCTTCAGCTACGCTATATATAGGTATCTGTACCAAAGGATTTGCTACATTAGGATTGCCGCTATCTAGTTCGGCTAATTTTTTCAAAACATTTATCATCTGCATAATTATTTCCTTGGATCGTATTTGGTAGCCTGTTGTATAGGGCTGGTGTTGTTTTGTGGGATATCATTTAAAGTTTTACCGTCAGCCTTGGTTACATCATCGGCCTTATTAGGAATAACTTCACCTCTTGCATGACGTTGTAGTTTAAGCACATCACCTAGTTCTTTAAGGAAAGATTGATTATATTGATCACCATAGTAGTCTTCAAATTTAGCATTTGGTGATTCTTTATAGTCAGGGTCAGTTAGTAGTGTATCTTCGCCTTTTCTTCCCGAACTGGAATCTTGATATTCTTCTAATGGTTCTCCTGGTCTACGAACAGCAAGATTTTCTCTTGCAATTTTTAAACCAGCACCGATATAATTTCTTAATTCGTCTTGTGTTGTTGGATAATCTAATACAACTTCATAGATATGAACTTGCTCGTTACTGAGTTTAGGAAAATCTAAGGGCAATGACTGTACAGGAGTTGTTGTAAGTTTCTTAAAACTTGAAACTTTAAATTTGTCTAAAAGACTTTCAAGTTTTGTTTCAAGATCTTTATTAGCATCTCCCGCAATTTTCACGCGAAAGTCGTATTTTTTAACGCCTTCAGAAAGGTATTCTTTAAATGGTTTCATATTGGTTTCCATATCGATTATTTATTTAGATTTTTAAGTTTAGCCAGTATGCTGTTCCTATCTGTAACAATTACTGCTTCGGCTTCTACAGTATTTCCGTTTCCATCTCCGTTTTTCCTATCAATTGCTAGCTTTTTAAGTTGTAGATCAACCATCTTAAGTTTTTTATCAATTTTGTTAGTTTTAGCAGTAATTGCCGCTGATAGCATTCCGGTAGCAACTTCAAACATTCGAGCACTATATTTTGGTTCAACTTGCATGGCTAAGTCCATTATATCGTCATAGGCGTCTTCTGCTTTTTTAGCCAAACTATCTAACTCTGCATCACTTATATCGCCTAGTCCTTTGACCCTAGGAAGGGCGGAGGAAATTTTATTAAATTCTTCAAGCCTATCTTCGAGACTGATTATTGGGGGATTAACCTCAACAGACGGGGATTCTACTGTCTCTTTATTAGTGTGTATATCTAGCAATTCTTCAAGTTTCTTAGTCATAGTCAAATACTTATCTCATCTTTTTACCAGTATGATACAAATCGTGTTCAGTAATTATTCTAAATTTAATTCCATTTTGCTTGCACCATGCTCTAGCCGCTTCCCACTTAACTTGATTGCGGACGTACTGGGCTTGGTTATAAACATTTTTACCAACTCGTTCTTTGAAACTTTGATTAACTGGTTTAATTTCCCAGAGTTCTGCTCTCTTATTTTTTTTATTATCTGAGAATACAACAAGGAAGTCCGGAACATATATGGTATGTTTTCCAGTTAGGGGGTCTCTGTAAGGTATCTTAACAGATTCACTAGCCCATTGTTCTATAGCATCATTTTCATCGCACATACGCATCACAGAAAACTCCCATGACGACCGATATCTTGGACTGCCTAGTCCTATGTATTTGTCAGGATTTTTTAAATTAAATATTCCTTGACTGAATTTTAAACTCATACTACAATATTTCGTTTGACCAGTTCAGTAATCTCATTGACCATTGTGACTCCTAAATTACTAGTTTTAAATCTGTTGTAATTTAGAATCTCTCCTACAATAGCACTGAGCTCTATATCATTTAATCCTTTTAATGTATCTATAATGTCAAAAGGATTTAAATTATCTTTCTTTGCCTGTGAAATTATAATTATAGACACTGACTCGCTAGCGTCTGATTTAAATCCTTTGCTTTCAAAAAATCCTTTGATAGCAGTTAATGATGAATTATCTAATTCAACTGGAGACTCATAAAATGTATTAAAAAAATCTAAAGTTTTATCAGTACTGGCTGAAGTTTTTTCGTTAGGAATATTGTTATAAAAATTCATGACCTATTTGTGCCTGTTACGTTTGATGGCTTTGCAGAGATTGATCCATCTACGCTCTTATTTGGATACTTATAAAGGTTTACCCTAGCATTGTTACCGCTTGGTAATTTTCCACTGATTGGCGCTGGCGTATCTCCTCGATTGGCAAAGTTTGCCAAAGGACTACCTAACACACTATACCCATATCGTGTTGCATCAGCCGCAGTTAATTTGTTAGCATTTTTAACTAGATTTGCAGTGGCAAAGACTGCTTTTGCCACGTCTAATGGACTATTGGCATTAGAAAACAATCCATCTTCACCAAAGATCTCCGAAGCACCGCCAACTACTCCAGCAATCCCTAATATACCGCCACCAGCAATACTCAACGGGCTTGGCTTTTTATCATAATGTTCGTCATTAATTTGGAGTAGGCGTGTCTTACCTTTGTCGTAGAATACAGATTCATATTCAACAGTCATTTTACTTTCTAAAAGTTGATTACCCATCTGCTGTACTTGACCATGTGACCATTCTTTTATCATTGGATTGACTAATGTTATACTGCTAAATTTCTTTTTATTAAGTAGATAAATTTCAATGGCAGAAAAGAATCGTTTATCAATACCGTTGGCTAGGCCATAAGGTGATATACTATCATTGTATTTTACATTGTCGGTATATTCAACTGGAATTTTATTTCCAAAATTATTTTGACCATACACTCCGTCAGCATAATAATATTGATAGTAGTTGCGCCATAGTTCAGTAGTAGCGTTAGCCATGTCATCATGGAATGTTATAGTAACAGGACTGTATGTTATCTTATTCTGTATTACTGTTTTCTTATTGTATTGATTGAGTGTTTCAGTACTAATTAAAAATCTTGGAAGTTCCGCTTCCTTAGCCATGAGGCCCACAAATTTTGAATATCTTTCTGCCCATGTTGGGTCTAAGAGATTTCTAATCTCGGGATTAATCTTTAATCTTACATAGTATAACCATCCGGCCTTAGGGGCTAGGTCATAGAGATTATCATCCCTATATAATCTACTTGCGTGACGAAAATCTCGCATGTAACCATCAGAGCCAAAGAAGCCTGTTAAAAATCCATCTAGTACGCTATTTGCCATATAGATATTTATGCCACAAAAAAAGGCCCTGCAGGGCCTTTTTTGTCTAGGTTGTTTAACCTGATATTAGAGTCTGTCCAGTTCTTCCGACAAATGCACCAATACCGCCTACACCACCGGTTTCATCTGTTTGATATGCGTTATCGTATTTTAGTGTTAGTGTAATGTCTTGAGGATCACTGCTCTTATAGTCGCCTTGTCCGTAGGTAGCTTTTTGTATGTAGCAACCTTCTAGAACAAATGCTTCTAAAATACCTACAGCGTTAGCACCATTGCCACCGTCTAATATTTCGATATTAGTTGTGAATTTATAGTCTTGACCGCTGACTGCACTAGATTGTTCAAAGAAATCAAACTGCTTCTGAATTTGCTGACCGACCAATTTGCTTACGTTATTAGACATGTCATCTCTTAGAACAATTTGAAGTTCTGCCCAGGTATAACGACCAGCATAGTTAATCTTGCTGTTATAAACAGATAGCTCAATGTTCTCGAATGACACATCTGGTCTTGCACAGGTCATGACTTGTTTAGTTAATTCATGAGTGCCGCCATTTGCGCCAAACTTATCAAACGTTACTCTGTAACGATATTTTAATTTTGGCATTAACAATGGCTCAGAGCCCCCGCCGGAGCCTCCCTTTGGCACTGTTAAATTAGTTAAGCTAATTGGCATGTATATGCTCCTTTTTTATTATTTACCATATTATAAACCAGCTTTGATCTCACCAGTATTCTTCAATCTTAATGGAATATAAATGAACTCTACGGCCTTAACTGGTTCTATGGCAACGTCCATCCATAGTTCTGATCGGTCTACGCGAGTAGGTGTGTTGTTTGTTTCATCACACTGTACGATGAAGTCATAAATGGCTCGCTGACCGACTAATTCAATCATTAGACTTTCAGCCGCGCTCTTGATTTCATTTCTAGTATTTTTATCATTAGGTTCAAACAAGAATGGACGACTTAAAATGTCCAACTGTCTGCGTAGATAAGCAACTAGTCTAGAAACATTAATTCTATCTAATGAACTAGCGCCTTTGGCTCTGGTTAAATTACCAAAATTTACAATTCCAACACCGTTAAGTGTAGCAATAGGATTAATCTTTGCAGTCTCAATCATTACGTTTCTAATATTAGTTGGTAATGCTGTAGTCTTGAACTCACCGTTTTCTAAATATCCTACAGATGTTGCGTTATCAACGCCGCCCCTGCGAATACCGGCTGGTGCAAACCATACATAACTCTTTTGATCGCTAGTTGCGATTGTACGTAACATCATGTGGCTTGGTGGAACAACAATCTTGTTGCCGCTGTTATCGTTAGTGTAACCGCTTGGGTAGAAGAATGCCATATACTCGTCATAACTTGTACCGCCTTCATCACCATTGTCAGTAGCCAAGGCAGCATTAGTACCCCAATTAGCTAACTCAGTGCCTGTGGCTTTTAATCTAAACGGTGTATCACCTACAACAAAACCAGTATATGATCTATCAGCATTTAGTGCAATCATATTTTGTACAAGTTCTGGATATCCAGGTGTTGCAATAAGATTAAACACTAACGTGTCTGTATCTCGAATTTGTTGATTTGTATCAATCAAAGATTTCATTGAAGCTACAACAAATCCTCTTTGAGCCTTACGACCAAATGTTCCGCTACCATCGGCAGCATTAGGACTTACGCTAACCCAACGATCTGCAAAATAAGCAGTAGTTGCATTAGAACCGTCCATAGGATCATTAATGTAACGTGGATTATTTCCGTCATTTGCATTGACGTCAATATGGTTTACTATGTATTTCTTAACATTGTATCCTGAACGACGTAGGTTCCATAGGCGTGTACCTTGAGGATATTCTGCAGGATCTGGAGCATCCGGATCTAGATAATCACTAGTGAGCAAATCTTTAATTGTAGCAGGAGAACTTGCTTGACCGCTTGCGGCCCAACGTGCATCTTTGAACACCCATCCATTGGGAGTTTCTTGATCTGTTGTATCTTGTAGGACCCATTTCAGTGTTGTGGCATTCCAAACATAAACAATTTTTCCGTACAATTCTGAATTAGAATAGTCAATCCATATATCGCCATCAACTAGGTCAGTGCCATCGCTCTGCTTAGTTGGTGCAGATGCTTTGATTTGAGGTCCATTTGGGTCTGAACTAGGGAATGCTGTTTTGTAGCCAACCCATGTAGTGCCGTTGTGATACATGATATCAGCTTCAGTTAAATTTGAACCGTAGTATAATGTACCGTTTGCAGGATTAGTGTATGGCGCTGAAGATTTAGCTTCATAGACTAGTGGCTTCCAGTTGGTAGCTTTGTATGTATAGCTGTCATAGTCGCCTTTGTCGTATAGATTTACAGTACCAGTCTTAAGAGCCATATTGTAACCAGTAAATCCAAGTGTTGGAAGGATAGGAGATAGACTATTATTTTCTCTCAAATATATTTCGCCACCTAGTGTGTGGCTAATGCTAATAGTACCATCTGTGTTTAATGTTGCATTAGTATTTGTAAATCCAGCGGCACTAATAGCTGTAACGATAGTTGCGCCAGCTACAGTACCAGATGTTGCAGAAACAATAATTTGTCTCTCTACGCTAACTGTAGAAGAGCCTGCAACGGTCTCAGACATCCAAAAACTGGTAGCAGTAGTAACTGCTACACTGGTGACATCATTTGCTCCAGTTACAGTAGTAGGACTAGTCGCATTGCGACGATAAATTTTAAAATTAGCTAATTGTGTAGAAGTGCTACGAGCGCCGGTGCCGTGATCATAGTTGCTTTCAACATATAGTGCACCTGATGCAATATTTTTTCCGCCGGTAAGATCTAGAGATTTAATAGCCTCTGCACCATTTGCATATAGCGGGGCAGAAACAGTACCCCAAGTCTGTGTTGAACCGTTGTAGTATTTTACTACCCAACTTGCACCTCTAGCATAGCTAGTTGTTTTGATATAAGCACTGCCGCTTGGCACACCGTCTGTAGCATACTGAGGAACTTGTGTGTGTTTAGCAATGGTTAATGTAACGGGGTCATAGCTGCCAGCTGTTAGTCCAAGACTGCTTAGGGCAGTTCCGGATAATAATATAGCACCAGTAGTAGTAGTACCAGCAGTAGAATATAATTCTATCTTACCTGCGGTACTGATTTTTGCCCCAACTTTGAACTGATTTACCTGATTGTTAATTGAACTAACAATACCAACTGTACTTGTTGTTCCTAGTGTAACACTCTGTCCGTTGATGACCACACTATTGGCATTATTAACACCTGCTGGAGCAGTGGCGGCGGTGACAACAGGCCAGCTAGACTGCCAACTATGGCTTATCCATGTGCTAGTATTATTATTTGAGTTAAACTGTGACTCATCGTTTGATCCAAGTAAAACCCATTGATTATTTTTGTTCTTGTAGTAGATCGGATTTTCGTTATCAGAAGTAGCAACTACTGCATAAGAACCAATAGCTCCTACTGAAGACTTAGGAACTAATCCTGTTAGTTGGGTGCTAGTATTACTATCATCAATAATAATAGGAGTTATCGGTGTAAAGACACTATTTACTGCATCCCATTCATTAATTCCAAATAATGTATTGCCGGAGTCTAGCCAATATGTTCCACTAACTGGAAGTCCATTTGGGATACTGCTTTTAACTGCCAGTTCAGTTAGATTAATATCTGCGCGGACAACATAGGCCTTGCTACTAATTCCTAGCAAACTGTAGGCAGCTTGAAGACCGTATTCATTAAGCTCGCCACCGTGAATTGGGTTTTGACTTGCATCAGTATAGAATGTAGGAACACCAAATGTGTCTGCTAAATCTCGTTGTGATGTAATGGTCCAAACTTTACCAGCATTGGCTTGAGTTGTTCCTTGTGCTGTACCTGTTTTGCTAGCATTAGCCTTATCTTGTGCTGATGCTACTACGATTAAAGGTACGGTTCCTGGGGCGGACGGTGTATAGAAACTCTCATCAATAACTGTAACCTGAACGCCTGGTGATTGTAATGTTGCCATTGTAAATTCTCCTAAAATGGATCACTTTGAATTATTTAGCGAGTTACCTTATTTTTTACCGGATTAAATACATAGGAAAAGGGCATGAAAAGGGCACGAAATTGCGAAAACTTTGTAAAAATTGCAAGGCCAGACCTGTGGCAATTAATTATATTAAAGAGGGGAGAACCTACTATAGGTCTAAGTGTGACCACTGTGCTCGAGGCCTAGGTACCGGCTTGCCTAGATGGCAAGTGGCAGGATATAAATTAAAATCAAAGTGTGATAAATGTGGGTTTGTCAGCAAGCACCCTGAACAATTTAATGTCTACCATATAGACGGAGATCTAGACAATTGCCGACAGAACAATCTTAAGACTGTATGCGCAAACTGCCAACGGCTACTTCACGTACTAGGGTTGCCTTGGCGTCAAGGTGATTTAACGCCAGACTTTTAAGTTCTGAAAATAGACTATCAATAGTGGTATCATTTTGTATAACGTAGTCAATGTCACCGCCTACCCAGGCGGTTTCACTAGCATGTATTTTTAATTTTTCTAATTTTCTTTGACTTAATGCCCACAAAGAGTTACTATTAGGCCCTTTGTTAAAACTAACGGCAGCATCATACCACTCGGGCTCTGTCCCTCGTTTGATCCTTATCACAAGACCGCCTGCGCTGTGTATTGCTTTAATCTCGTTAGGAAAACGTACATCGCTGATAACAATGTTATCCTGTGTTTTACGCATTTTATTTTCTAGGCTAGCAATCCATATATCGTCATGGAAGCCTGCTCGGCATACTTCTGTTCCCCAGTATTGTAATACCCATCTCGGCGTCAATGTAGGCATGCCTAGTCGGTCTGACCACCACGGATCTACTTGTTCTCGCCATGCACGGGCTTCTGCGGTGCGGCCTTCTAGCAGAGTTCTATCCCATCCAAACACGCAGGCTACTGCATCTTTAAGTGTATTAGCAAATGAATCTCTTCGAAATCCGTGACAATTAACCAAATAATCTGCGGCAGTATCTTTGCCTGCACCAATGAATCCAACAAATCCGATAATCATAGCATCTCCTAAGATACTATATTTTATACAAAAATTAGCCTCTAGTAAACCACATTGGCTGCTGATTATCTACATTTGTTACCAATTCTAGTTCTAGCTTTTCGATCATTGCTAATCCTTCAGATTTTATTGCTGTACCATTTAGTGTTGTTCCGCCCTGCGGACTGGCAATAGTGCCAAACTTTTCGCGAGCTTCTCCTAGCATGATCTTGCAGTTTGCTAGGGCGTAGTCCTTCAACCATATTCCTGCATACGTATCTTCAAATAGAGAAAAATCTGGACGATAATTATACATCCAAATTAGCAAACTTTCTTGACCTCTAGGACGTTGAGAGATTGTTAGCTTTTTTGTTGTAGGGTTAAATTGAAATATAATATAACTACCAAACATTTTTCCTACTTCTTTCTGATATGCAGAAAACATATAGTAGGTTGCTAGCCCGCCCATGTTACTGCTAGAAAGCAAATATGTATTAGAATATGCTAGGTTAAACGGTTCAAACAGCGTACCGCCGTCGCCCCCGCCTGTTCTAGATCCTACACTACGTCTAAAAACTTCACGTACTTGCATTACTTCTTTAGGCAAAATATATTCGTTTTTATCAGTTTCTAATGTTAGATAGCCAAAACTTTCTTCTACAGAATTACTACTACGTTGGCGATACTTAGCTAACGCACGGTCTATTGCTGTGTTGTAATGTTTAGGATCTAGCTCAACATCAACCATACCATCACCTAAGAGGGTACGGCAATACTCAATTATTTCTTGTCGGGAATTATCAACTTCGGTCATACAATTATTTACCTATAAATATACTACTATGCCACGTCTATCACTCTACAAACCAGAAAAGGGCAACGATTTTAAGTTCCTCGACCGCGTAATTAATGAAGAATTTCAGGTTGGGGGTACTGATATTTTTGTCCATAAGTACCTTGGTGCTTACGATCCTTTAGAAGGAGAAAGTAGTCCTTCTAAAACCGCCAATGTTTCCGAACAAGGTGAGCTAGGTATTCAAGACCTTATCTTTATGGAAAATAGAGATAGAAAATATGAGAAAGATATCTACCAACTACGTGGTATTTACACCATGCAAGATATTGATTTTAATCTAAGTCAATTTGGCCTGTTCTTAACTAATGATAATATTATGGTTACCTTTCATCTACGATCGACGGTTGATTCTATTGGACGTAAGATCATGGCAGGAGATGTGTTAGAATTACCTCACCTTAAAGATGAGTATGCACTAGGCGATGCCGCAGTGGCATTAAAAAGATTTTATGTAGTGACAGATGTTGTTCGTTCTGCAACAGGTTTTAGTCAGACTTGGTATCCACACCTAATCAGAGCCAAATGTCAGCCTCTGGTAGATAGTCAAGAATTTAAAGATATATTTGATGCAGATGCTGGCGCAGGCGACAATTCTACTCTGCGTGATCTAATGAGCACCTACAATAAAAACATTGAAATAAATCAACAGATTCTTTTACAGGCAGAAACTGATGCTCCTGAAAGCGGATATGACACTACAAAACTATACATAATTCCAACCAAAGAAGATGGTACTGTTGATGTATTTGATACTACTGCTAGCGATACTGATGCTAGTTCTACTAACATCGATGCTACCATTACTCTACGAAGTCCGGATAAAAATCTATACACCGGGTATCTAACTAATGATGCTATTCCTCCAAACGGGGATCTTTACACGTTTGGTATAACATTCCCCGATAGCCCGGCCCGTGGGCAATTTCATCTGCGTAATGATTTCTTACCAAATAGATTATTTAGGTATGACGGTAGAAATTGGATTAGATTTGAAGATGACATTAGAATGACTATGAATAATTTTGGTAATGAAGATGTCGCCGCTGGAACATTGAACGCAGGCAAAGATGTACGTCAGACATTAAAATCTAGTTTTATTAATAATAACACAACTGCTACTATTGCTGGCAAGGTGATTAACGAAAAACAACCTTTGAGCAAGGTACTTAGACCACAGGCGGATGCATAATGTCAGATCATTTCTATGACGGTCAAGTACGCCGTTACTTAACACAATTCATGAGAGCAATGAGTAGCTTTAGCTACAAAGATGCTAAAGGAAAACTTACTCAAGTACCAGTACGGTATGGAGACATGACTAGACAGGTTGCACAAATTCTAAGTAAGAATAGCGAAAACATTGTGCAAAGTGCTCCATTTATTGCCTGCTATATTAAAGATCTATCCTATGATAGAGAACGATTACAAGACCCAACGTTTGTTAGTAAGGTACAGGTTAGAGAAAGAGAATATGAAATTGATCCAGTAACTGGACAACGTAACTATTTAAACATACAAGGTGCTAATTATACCATAGAAAGGTTAATGCCTAGTCCTTATACTGTAACATTTACCGCAGACATCTGGACTTCTAACACAGAACAAAAATTACAACTGTGGGAACAAATTGTTGTGCTGTTTAATCCTGCACTAGAAATACAAAGTACAGATAATTATTTTGATTGGACTAGTTTAAGTTATCTTGAACTTGCATCACAGACATTTGAATCTAGATCAATTCCACAAGGAATGGAAAGTGATATCAGTATCTGCACATTAAATTTTACATCTCCAATTTGGATTACACCCCCGGCCAAGGTTAAGAAGCTAGGGATTATTACTAAAATTATTTCTAATGTTTTTACAGATGTTCCGGGCAACATTGATTCTGGTGCGTATAAGGATCTTGGATTGACAGACTTGTTTGCTGGCAGGGTTGCTCGCGCAAAGACTGTAATCACTCCGGGCAATTTTGATCTGCTGGTATTGAATAATGTTGCTAACATACTGCCACTCAAACAATCTAATATTAATGATGAGCTAACAGACATTACCGGAGTATCAGGCAAGGCTAACTGGAAAAGTTTATTAGATTTGTATCCTGGAGAATTTTCAGCAGGGCTCAGCCAGATCAGATTAATAAAATCAGATGGCAACGAGATAGTAGCCTATTGTAGTTTAAACCCTACTGATGATGCTGCCATGGTTCTGAGTATTGATACAGATACTATACCGTCAAATACTATTATTGGTGGCCGAGGTACCGTAGATGCTATTGTAAATCCTGTAACATTTGTTCCTACCTCTCCAACTTCTAATACAAGATATCTTATATTAGAAGATATAAACAATTATGACTTACCAGATGGTACTAATGATGCGTGGAGAGCCGATGCGTGGAGAAGTTCAACAGGTACTAGTTTTGTAGCTCATGCGAACGACATTATAGAATGGACTGGTACTGCATGGACTGTGGTATTCGATTCCCAAGAGACTACAGATATAACTTATATAACTAATTCATATACAGGAATACAGTACAAATGGGACGGAGAACAATGGACCAAGAGCTTTGAAGGAGTATATGATCGAGGTTCTTGGCGATTAATTCTATGATAGAAATAGTTTGCAGTGGTGGTTTATTTTTAGCTAAGGATACAAAAAGATTTTTATTCTTGCTACGCACACAGGGTAAGACTGCAGGTACTTGGGGACTAGTTGGTGGAAAAAAGGAGCCCACGGATCGTACAGCCTATGATGCGCTTAAACGAGAAATTTCAGAAGAAGTTGGAAAAACTCCAGTTATTAAAAAAATAGTTCCCTTAGAACTCTTTACCAGTAACGATCAGCAGTTTCAGTACAACACCTATGTTCTAGTAGTTGAAAAAGAATTTATCCCGACACTCAACGAAGAGCATTCGGGATATTCTTGGTGTAGTTTAAACTCTTGGCCTAAACCACTGCATCAGGGTGTAAAAACTAGCCTCAATAATAAAATTATTAAGACTAAACTAGAGTTACTGTTGGACCTAGTTTAAGTTGTTGCTAATACTTGAGCAATTTTAACTTTTAAAGTTTCATCAGTCCATGTACCTTTTACGGCCTGATATTCATCGCCCTGCCATACTGTAATCTGTCTGGTAAGGTGGCGTTCTTCGTCAAGCAATATACTTGCGGTAACGGACCCATTAGGGCCAAGCATTCCGGGAAAATAATTATTTTCAATACTACCATAGTTTTCACTAATTCCTAGTATCTTAATAGAATTAACTGTTACGGCAGCTACAGCTGGTATAACTTCGACTGCATTATCTAAATTAACTTCAAGACTCATATCTAATCTCCATTGATATTATATTTATTAATCTTTGCCTGTAACAATTACAGCCACTTTATCGACCCAAACTAAGCGGCCATTACAGGCAATATTCCACTTGGTTTCTCCGTATTCGTTAGTACATTCGGTATATGTTTCTCCTACTATTCGAACATCTGATGCTAGGTGTTCAACTCCGTTTTCAAATACACGCCACACTAGTTCGGACCCGTTATGTTTGGTATTAAACCTAACATGATACTTGTTCATTTTAATCCTAGTTCTTTACGAATCTTAGTAGCACTAATACTAGTTACTGAATCATCAAATGCCTCTTCACCTGCTGTATAACCTACGCCACGACCCCAACCAATATGTACAATGTTAGGTACAACTTGAATTTCGTATTGTCCTTGATAAAGTGGATCTAGATCACGTTTAATAAAACTTTTAACTTTTTCAACTTCAAACGGATTACTACCTTGCCATCCTTGTACATCTCGAACCTGTATAACTACCTGTCCAGTCTTGGCTAGTAATCTTTCAAACAGGGCACGATGTCCTTCATGCCATGGTTGCCAACGACCTAGCATCTGTACAGTTTCTTTTTTCCAATCAAACGTTGGCCGGCGGCGACTAGTTAGAATATGCTCGCCAATAAATTCTGCCCATTTGTCTGCATCTTGCTCAGTAATGCGAAAATCATATTGCTCAGGTTCTACAAATGCCGCATTAGTATCAGCATAGCGTCCTTCACGGATAGTATCTACCCATATAGTCCAATCGGCTTTAAAGTTGTTACGCATTTCAACTAATGGAGCAACAAAGTCGCAGATCACATATTCGCCTGTACATTCTAGCGCAAACTGTAGCATACGCAGACTTTGACGTATGCGTCCTTCTTTACTGAAATCCCAGTCATTGAATTTTCGTCGTACATCATCAGCATTGAACCAATCTACTCCTACCTGCATAAAGTTAGGGCTCGGAATTCCTTCATAGTTCATAACTCGTTGTGGATTAACCTTTAATAGATCTCCGTTAGTTTCGAGATACTTTTTAAGTGCCGATGCTAGGGTAGTTTTTCCTGATCCGGGTAATCCCATAATTAAAATTCGTTGTGCCATTTTTACTTCCTTACTTTGTTAAAAAAATCTTGCCATTGCTGTATTCTTATTGGCCAGGTATGATACTTATTATAGTATTCACTCTGTTGCTTAATTTTTAGCTGTGTTTCATCTGACCAATAATTATCAATTGCGTTGTTTAGTTCATAGGCAAATCTCTCTGCCATAAATTTTCTATTTGGACCGTATGGTATATAAGTTGCCCAATCACCGCAGGTTTCTGGTAATGCACCGTAGCCTGTTGTGATTATTTGGCATCCTGCAGTTAATGCTTCAATGGCTGCAATGCAACTTGTTTCTTCAAATGTATTAGGGTACGAAAAGATATGTGCGTTAGCTACATATTCCCTAACAATTTCATTTGGTTGATATCCATGGTAATTTATACCAGGGGTTGTTTTACAAAGATCCCATAGCCAGTCAAACTGTCCTTCTACGCTCTTTTCAAAGTTCGGTCCATAGATTGTAGTACTGGAAAATACATCAAGCTCAACATCATCTCTGTTTAATAATTTAAATGCATCAATTAAAATATCAAGTCCTCTCCACGGGGTAGAGGTATATATTAATTTAATTTTATCCGATCTATCTCTTTCTTTAAATTCTGCTCTAGGGGCGGCATTACGAATAACAATGCTTTTATATGCAGGAACATTATATTTTTGTCTAAATTTTTCATATACCCAATAGCTAACCCATACAAAGTAATCCACAGTTTCAATAAATTTAGGATCGGCCATGCCGTTGGTACTTTCTTCATTGGTGTTTAACTGTTGCCAAACTATGTTCTTTTTAGTTGGATCAATAAATTTCCAATCACAGAAACTTAAAATAAGATTGATATCTTTTTCCCAACCTGGCTCAACTAGATTGGCCATAGTATAATACATTAACTCACTGCCACCTAGAGGTTTTTTCATAGACTCTCCGCAAACGTCATTAGATTGTCAAATACTTTTACCTTGGGTAATAACATTCTATATATAGGATTTTTAAGTTTGTTGGCTGTTTTTTGACCATTGCCAGTTAATACCAGTACAGGTGTTGCGCCAGCTTTGTCGGCCATTAGTAGGTCTTCAAGACTATCTCCTACATAAACCGATCCTTTAATTTCTAAATTTGGAACCATTGTTTCAGCATGTCTAAAAAGGCCTAGATTAGGTTTGGCATAAGGATCATCTTTCCTACCAGTAGTGCTATACCAGATGCCATCTATACTGGTACATCCTGCCTGTCCTAAAAGATTGAGCATGTATCTATTACAGTCTTCAACTTGTTCAATGGTTACTTTCTTGTGTGCTACTCCGGGTTGATCAAACAAGATTGATATCTTATGACCTTTACTGCGTATGATTGCCACAGCTCTGAAAGAATTATCAATGGGTTTAAACTGACTTGGACCTGTTATTGCATCACTACATTCACATAATACTCCATCTCGATCTAATAATATTGCATACTTGTCAAAGACAGCAGGCATTACCAACGGCGTTAGATTGCCTGAAGAAGGTTGTACAGCAGTTTGTGTCTGCTGTACCATATTTTTATCAACACTATATCGTCCCATTATTCGTATAAAGATTTTATATTAGTCGGAGTTGCACCGTAACCTGACGGAGTTGGCATATCTCGAACTTGTTTTACTCTTTCAAACCATTGCTCAAAATTTCCAACATATCGTTTGGTACCCGAATGACTACAGGTAATCGAAGTGTCTAACCAAATTGGGATACCTAGATCTATAAGGCGCTGGCACATTAAAATGTCTTCGCTGATAAGTTCTCCATTATCTACAACTACGTCAAATATCCATCTGCGAACTTTGCCCGCTTCTTTTTCTTCGTAAGGAACACTATTGTCCCATAGAGTTTGAACAGCATTACGACTTAGACGCAGAAATCCTGTACCTAACCCTTCTACAGGCAAGAGGCCGGTGTTAGGATCTTTTGGTGTTTTAAAATTTAAAATTTTTGCAACGTATGTCTCGTCGTCTCCTTTTTTACGATAAGTGCCGCCTACAACATCTACAGGATAGTTTAATAATTTCCAAAAGTCATGTGGTTGCCAGTCAATGTCGCTGTCAATAAAAACAATATCATCACAGTTTAACTCTAATACCAGTGCCATTAGATCATTTCTTGCTCGTTGTATTAGAGCATCATAACTGAGCCATATAGGAAAAATTTCAATTCCTAACGGTATTGATTGTCTAATAGTCTCAACAAGACTGTTAGCATACCATACATCTATACGTCCGTCATAACAGGGTGTACCTATTAACACTCGTCTCGGAGTGGCCTTTTGTTGATTTAATCTATCCATAATATCTGCTTCTTAATGTGGTCAAAATCGTACTTCCAAAAACTTTGATTCATGTATTGTTGCCATAGATCAGCCGGAAGTATAGGTTTTCTAATCTTATATTCTACACGTTTTTTTACAGTATGCAAGCCTTTAATATTAGCACTTTCATCAAATTCGTCGTAGCTATCTTCAACGTTTTCAAAATCATGTTCAAACAACGGCTCATTTATAAATTGATAAATTTTTTGCATGGTTGCTGTTGGGTTTTTTGCCAGTGCATCGTAATCTACAACACATAACATGTCCTTTTCATTGGAAAATACTGCTTGTCTTACACAGGCTAGCGGGCCGGTTACATACCCGCCTGCACCGTCTAGGCTCATTAGGCTATTAGTTCTTTGATAAACTGTTTGAAAATCTTGATGTTGATACAAGGCCTTGATAGTATATGGGTTTTTAGAGTTCAATTGTTCAAAACTATCTAATATCCAAGGAACATCTCTGACGCAGACAATAATCTTAGTGTCGGGCCATAGGTCTTTAAGCATGGAAGTTTGAGCAGTCCAAGCTCGATTAGTATTAAAACAGACTTCAGTATTGTCTTGATAAAACGTAGAAAACAATCCTTTAATTAGTTCTTTTCTTTTTTCAATAGGTACTGCTATCTCCATACCAACGTTGGCATGAGTAGTTTGTAGAATTGTTCTAGCATAGTCTTGCAGTGGATCACTAATATTGGCAGTAAATCTAGGGTTTTGTTTTAGAATGGCACTAAGCAGTGTTGATCCGCTTCTCGGTAATCCAGATATAAAATGATATTTTTGCATGAGTTACTTACTAATTAATTGGCCAAGGTGTGGTATATAGAGATATTTTATATTGCTCTTTACAATAGTATCCACCGCATCATTTAGTGTTTCAACTAGAGGATCGCCTGCTAGATTAAAACTAGTGTTGAATAAAATTGGTACTCCTGTCTTAGCATGGAACGCTGAAATAAGATTATAGTAGTGTTCGTTGTCTTCTTTATTAACAGTCTGTATTCTACAAGTACCATCAACATGAGTAATAGAAGGTATGTCGCCTAGTTTAGTGGGCAGTACATTTATAGCATACATCATGAATGGGCTTGATTTTAATGTACGCATTTCAAACCACTTGTCAGCATGTTCTTCTAATATTGATCCTGCAAATGGGCGGAACCATTCTCGGCCTTTTACTCGATTTACAAGGTCTTTGCCATTGACAACTCTAGGATCAAATAAGATACTACGATTGCCTAATGCTCTAGGACCGCCTTCAGGTTTTCCATTAAAGAAGGCCACAATATTTTGTTTGTTCAAAAGCTCTGCAACTTCTTCGTAGGTTACATTGTTCTTAACTTTAAGATTATGTTCTGTAATTAACTCACATTCTTCGTAGTTGGGTTCTGCACCTAGATAGATATGTTTTAATTTATTTGGCTTTAAATTATTACTATGTGCATGCCAGGCCAACAGAGCCAGTCCAATGGCAGTCCCACCATCATGACTGATCGGGTCAATAAAGATATTAAGTTCTGGAAATCTTTCTAGATAGTAGTAGTTGGCCACGCAGTTAAGGCCGTAACCACCAGCAATAACCACGTTAGTCTGTCCAGTTTTTGCCACAGCTAGTTCAATTAAGTCTCCAACCATTTTTTGAGTTTCTTGCTGTACTCGCCATGCAAGATTTTTATCAACGTCAGTTACTTTAGAAAAATCATGGTGCCATAATTTAGGATCTTGTACTCTACGAAGATAAAAGTATCTGTTTTCGTCAATTAGTGCGCCAGCAGGATACATTGGTTGTAGCAGATTTTTATTGCCCTTACCTTCAACAAAGAATTCTGGAATATTTTTGTCAGCTTTTCCGTAGGGTGCCAGTCCCATAGTTTTACCTGCTTCAATAAATCCAAACCCTAGATACTGACTAACTGCTTCGTATGATTTAGTAATGGTAACAGAATTATCAAATTCTTGAACACCGTTGTTAAAATACTTGCTATTGCCGTCAGCATATCTTTTATAGATAGCATCAAATCCCGCAGGATAAGAGCAATTAAAAATACTTTCTGTTTCAAAGCCAGCTACACTGCTGTTGGTATCATCTTCGTTCATTAGTGTAGAATGAACGCTACCCGAACCATCAACAATAACTGCCACTGCTGAATTAAATCCAGAATTATAAAATGCACCTGCGGCATGTCCTAGGTGATGTTGATGTCCCATGTTTGTAACTTTCACCTTAGGACTATATTTTCTAGCCAGTGCGGTATAGGCATCTTCAAAGGTCCAAGGTAACTTACTAAATTCCGGACTAGTTCCGCCTAAAATTAGTTCATCAACATGTGTAGTTTCTAATATCTGCAACATGGCTCGAAAAGGATTGCCGTCATATTTCATTCTGCTAAGGCGTTCTTCTTCTGCGTAGAATACTACACGCCCGTCATTGACTAGTGCTGCCGAACCATTGTGTCCTGGATTAATAGCTAGAATATTATATGGCATTACTTGACCTTGGCTTCTATGTCTGTGACAATTTTGTTGTACATGTCTGTGATTTCTTTTTCATCAAAATCAATCATCCTGTCATTATACCTATCTGCTAGAATACTGTCTAGTCCGGTAATTCTAATGGGACTGTATTTTTTGTGTCCTTCTTTTTCAATAATTTGAAAATAATCAGGATAGCTGGTATTAACAGGGAATGTTGATCCAAAGATAACAGTGCCCGGAGTGTTACTGGCTCTGGCCATATGCTGTCCCACAGAATCTACGCCAACAAAATAATCAGCACATTCTATCAAGGCCGCAAACATTCTTAGATCAGTATTGCCGGGCATTTTAAATGAATGGGTGTCAGTGACTATTTGAAATTGTGGTTCGCCAAAGAATATCATGTTGTATTTTGCGGCTAGTTTTTTAACTAGACTAATGTATGAGTCTGGGCTAAGACTCCTGCTGGCTGAATCTACAACATCAGCACGATCTAATGTAGCGCCGCGACCAAAAGGTTGAATAACGATAGTCTTAGATTTTTGTTGTTGTTGTTTGACATCTGCAATGGTATTAGCGGCCCACTTTTCTTCTGCCTTGTTAAACAGCAGAGCAGGTGCACCTAGGTCGCTGTGGTCTGTGGTTAGATTAATTTCTCTGTCAAATGCTTCTGCTAGACTGATTTCCTGACGGAAGTAGGCAGGTAGTCTATATGGCTCCGGTGTAATGATTTCGTCGGCCTTGCTGATAATGTTGTCCCAAAGTCCTTTGGTATCTGCACCATAGGTTCGATCTTGTAGTTCTGGAATACTCCATAGCAATCCGTCCCATGCTGGAATTACCACGTGCCAATCTACTTTTGGATTTAATCTGTGAAATTTGAGCAGTGCAGGAATGGCTGCAATCACGCGGCCTGCACCGCCATCGATGTAAATGATTTTTTTCATATGTACCTATTATAAAATAACTGACCAGTTAATGTCAAGATATTTATAGGTATATAATTTGCTGAAAAATTAATTGATTTTCTTTTCTACAGCTTCCATTCGATCGGCAAGTTCTTGTACTGCTCGAACTACAACTGGTAAAAGTTTTCCAATGGTTGCTTCCCAACGTTCAGGATTGTCTTTACTGACCAATCGCATCCATTCGGCGTCAAATTTTTGTATAGCTTCGTCTAGTTCTTGTGCAAGAAATCCTGCTTCGTCTGTGCCTTTTTTGCCGTCGGTAGGATTACCACGCATGTTCCATTCAAACTTAACAGGCCTTAGCGCACGAATAAAATCTAATCCCACAGGTATATTACAGATATTGGTTTTATCACGACAGTCAGAGAACGCAGTGATAGTCGATATCTGCGCTCGAATACAGGCAATTGAAGCATTACCTAGCGTGATGGTATTATTATTAGTGCCGCCCGAAGGTTGGGCATTATATCCAACGAATATATTGTTACTGCCCGCGGTGTTACAACATCCAGCAAGTCCTCCAATGGCTACATTACATGAACTGGTGTTTCCACACAGGGCTTGTTCACCAATACCAATATTGCTATTACCGATGGTCAGTGTTCTCAAAGCGCCGTATCCAAAAGCAATATTACAATTTCCACTTGTAATATTGTACATTGCACCTCTTCCACCTATGGCAATATTGCTACAACCAGTAGTTGGTCCCCCGTACATATTATCGTAACCTATGGCAACATTATAATTACCGGTGGAGTTGGCACCTAGTCCTCTTACAGCACTAGATCCAATACCAATATTACCGAGACCATTCATACAATTTAAAGAGCCGTAGCCTATGGCTATATTTCTGCAGGGAGTACCTAATGATATGGCTCCTTGACCGCTTCTGCCAACGAATACATTGTCATTTCCAGTTGATACGGTCCCACCTGAGCTTACACCAACAAATGTATTTCCGCATGCCGTAGTAAGTCCGCTACCAGCAAAATTTCCCACAAACACATTACATAGTCCTGTAGTGATATACATTCCTGCACAGCTACCTAGTGCTGTGTTGCAGTTTCGAGTACCTAAACAGACCCCCATGGCTTTATGTCCGATGGCAGTGTTAGCGGTACCGCTGGCCATGCCTTGAAGGGCTATACCTCCAACAGCAGTGTTAGTATCTCCGAGTACATTATTACACAGAGCTGCCGCGCCAATGGCTGTGCTACCATAGCCCGTTTTGTTGTTGCGCATTGCGCCATAACCGAAGGCAGCATTTGTTCTACCAGAGGTATTTCCGTACATTGCTTGCCATCCAACTGCGGTATTATCACATCCAGTAGTGTTACTTTTGGCAGCGTCTCCTCCTATGGCTACATTTCGACCGTTGCCAGTTGTACTGCTATAGAGGGCACAACACCCGATAGCAATGTTAGGGGTACCATGCTGGCTAGCAAGTAAAGCACCGTACCCAATGGCAACGCTATTAGATCCAGTAATGTTACAACGTAGTGCATTAGTACCAATAGCAACGTTGCCAACGCCACTGTTGTTGTTACCTAGTGCAAGCACTCCAAGTGCCACGTTACAAGCGCCAGTGGTGTTGCCAGTAAGAGCACAACATCCTATGGCAATGTTACCAATGCCAGTAGAAGAACCTGCTGGACTAATAACTAAAAATTCACATCTAGCATTTAATGTAGCGCCGCCCCCTCCACCGATACCTAGACTACTGGTGCTGACCCAGGTTAGCGCACCTGAAACTACTGAAAGTAACTGACCTGCTGTCCCTGCGGTAAGATAGCTAGTTTGCCCTGGAGCAGTTTGATATGGTATCTGATTGGCAACTCCACCACTTAGATTTGTAGCGGTACTGGCTGTAGCAATAGCCTGGGTGCTGGTTGTCAGCAGTAGTGTAGCAAGATTAAATGCTATGGTCATTCGAAATTAACTCCGGTAGTATGTATTTACCAAGCAAAAATCAAAACTCTACGTGATAAGTTATATGCTCACTGAATTTTATTCGCCCGCCCGCACTTTCGATCATTTTAGCATAGATATAATCTTCAAATTTATCATTGACAAATATTATGCCATGCTGTCTTAGGAACCCTACATTTACTAAAAAACTAGTGCTAACCTTACCTAGTTCCAGCTCTGTACAGTCTCTAGGCGGAATTACCTGCTGATAACCCGGGTCGTAGGCTCTTTTTAGTATGTAGCAGTCGTAGCCACCCTGATTAATTTCATCATAGCAACGCTGTATGCATTCTGGGTGAAAAGTATCATCGTCATCTAGAAATGTAATCCATTCAGTATCTGCCTTGTCAATTAAAATGTTTCGGACTAGCCCGCCTTGTCCGTTGCCTGTTTCAACTTGTCTGTAGTATTTGTTGCCTAGTTTCTGTGGTATGTAGGTTGTCTTAATTCTAGAATCTTGCAACAGGGGAAAAGGCACCTGATTTCCACTGAGTAAAAACTGTGATCCTCCGCTGGGGGCAGAGTAGCCATCCAGTCCCAGCTGACAGGACCAATTAGGATTGGTTTGATTTATAAGACTTTGGAGACTTCTGTTCAGTGTATCTCTGGCAAAACTTGGTAATATAACTGTGATCATTTAATAGGCCCAACTAACATAACTGTATCGAGTGCCCTGCTCTACGGCAGTGACTTCATGCGTGTATAGGAAACAACTTGGAAACACCACAAGATCTCCTACGTTCATTAATAACATATCTTGTCTAAAAAATTTTAATTCGCCGCCCACGTAGTTTCTATTTAGATTACCTATGACGCTGAGAATAGGTATGCCTTTTTCTTCACCATCAAAAATACTCTGTATATGATCAAAGTGCGGACTCATATGTGTATCAACATCATACCTATTTAATCTAGGAAAGGTGCGATTTTTTATCATGCCTTCAACAGCGAACTTTTTACAATATTGTTTAATAGCTTCATCTGAGGCCGCGTCTAGATATTTGGCCACGGCGGCAGTTTCGAGTGATTCTTGGGGAGCTAGTATATAACAGTCATGTGAATATTGATTGAAACGATCTTCTTTAGCATTATACCAACTGTGTTGTTTCCAACTCTTACTGTCTTGATATGTATCTACCACTGTGTTACATAATTCTACAGGAAGAAAATTAGGTAGATATAAGATGTAGTCTTTTAAATCTCTCATTTCTTATTAATCATATGTCCATATTTCTTTTGAAATTCTTGTTCTTCATCAGCTATGGTAGGAAATCCTTTGACTGTCATCCATGTGACAATGCTAAATCTGGTGCCCTGTGTCACTGGTTCTACACCGTGTATATATTCTGGGGTGCTGGGGAAGGCAATCATCATTCCTGGTTTGGGTCTAATTTTAATATTGAGGCCGGGAAAGATAAAATCTCCTCCTTGAAAGTCGTTATTAAGATATAGTACAAAACTTAGATCACGATCAACACTCTTGCGCCACTGTTTGGTACCATCTGGATTGGTCCATTCGGCATAGCCGTCGATGTGTGGCAGGTAGTGTCCTCCTATACCGTAGTGCAGTAGTTGTGGTACTTCGCTGTCCTTGACTTCAAATCCGTAAAATGGATTGATTACATTGCGAACAATGTTTTTCATGAGATCTTCTATTTGATCAAATACAGGCGGAGTTATAATACAGACCTGAGTATCTCGGAATTTTTTATCAGTGACCCATTCGGTGCCCCTAGTTTCGTTAGACTTGTCCGGATCAAAAACTGAGAGGTCTTCTTTTTTAGAAGTCCGCATATAGTCTAAGAGAAAATTAATACCTTCTTTAGTAATTACATTTTCTTTAATTAAAATATTGGAAAGTAGGTTAGGTTGCATCATAGTGCTATTTAATGATGAACTATCAGTGATAAAAATTATCTTACATAGTTTGAAACTGCTCTTAAATGTATCCTAGCTTGACTTAGCCCACCCCTAGTCGAAGCCGCCGTAGGACTATCATTACTGTAATCTATTCTATATACTGTGACGACGGCGGTGGCGCCACCACCACCATTCCATCCATAGTTTGAATTTCCAGTTCCTCCGCCTGATCCCGTGACTGCGGGCAATGTGCCTCTTATTGATGTCGATACAAGGTCATTACTATAGTCAATTCGCTCAACAGTCGATGTACATGATGCGGGTACGATGGATCCCATAAACCATCCATAATTTGAGTTGCCTGCATGACTTGGCGCTATTTTGACTGCACTTAATGATCCTCTAACCCTACAGGAACTATCATTGCTGAAATCAATTCTCCTAATAGAACTAATTGGTGAACTAGGCGTATTAACTGTACTGCCCCCACCAAACCATCCGTAATTGCTATTTGATACTGCCCCGGCACCATTTAAATTTGTATCCAGCGGGTTTCTTAGATCCGCTGAAGTGGGGCTGTCATTAGCATAATTAATTCTTTGAACATTTGAAGTTACAGTAGGAGTAATGCCGCCTGCCCACCATCCATAATTTGCATTTCCTGTGGCTGCGCCAGATACAGAAATAACTGCCAGTGGACCTCTTGGGCTTGCTGAAGTAGGACTGTCATTTGAAAAATCAATTCTTTCTACTGAACTCAAATAAGCTAGTGGCACAGTGTACCCTCCACCCCACCACCCGTAATTAGTATTACTTACGGCTGAAAGGTTTACCCTTGTTGTAGTTAATGCGCCTCTAACGGTAGCTGCCGTTGGGCTGTCGTTTGAAAAATCTATCCTATCAATTGTTCCAAGAGATGCTGCCACGGGTGGGGCAATTCCACCACCAAACCAACCATAAGTACCTATGGTATTGTATGGATAAGATTGAGTCAAGGACAGGCTATCTATTTGAGGTCCTTGTGTGCCTACACTGCCACTGCCTTTATAGTAGGTTGGTATATTAATCTGTGGCGGTGACTTAACATAGTTTGATGTTGCCGCACCTGCGGTTCGAGTGCTAATATTTCCTCGAGCAGTTAATGTAGTATCAGAGGCAAAGTCAATACGAGTAACTATACTGTAGTATAGAGTGGGAGTATTTCTTTGTCCGCCTGCCCACCAGCCGTAGGCACTAGTACCGGCTGCTGACAGGTTTTGTCGAGCGGCGGGCAATGATGTTCTAGTAGAGGCAGAAGTAGGACTATCGTTGGCAAAATCGATACGTTGTACAGTTGCTATTGGCACAGTGGTGTACCCGCCACCAAACCAACCATAATTTTGATTTCCTGCACTGCCCATTATATAGGCCGCTGAAGTTAATGGGCCTCGAGTGCTGACTGTAATAGTATCGTTAGCAAAATCGTGCCTATTAACTGTAGTAATTGCTGTAATTGATGTCATGCCACCTGCCCACCATCCATAGTTGGCATTGCTGGTGCCAGAGAGAGAGTATCTAGTTGAAGTTAGTGGTCCACGAACGCTGGCAGTGGTAGGACTATCATTGGCAAAATCCACGCGGTCTACTACACTAGTACCACCAGCAGCCGAGGGTTTTCCACCACCAAACCATCCATAATTGGCAGTACCTATGCCAGCTAATCCAAATCTTGCTACTGATAATCCTCCGCGAATAGAGGCAGATGTAGGACTGTCATTGGCAAAATCAATACGATCTACACGAGAACTTGATGGAGCAGGAAGGGTGCCTCCGGCATACCACCCATAATTAGAATTACTTGCAGATCCTATAGCTGTTCGAACTTGAGTTAGTATACCACGAGGACTAGAGGCAGTAGGACTGTCATTGGCAAAATCAACGCGATCTATGGTACTTAGGGAATTGGTACCGTCAGTACCACCTGCCCACCAGCCATAGGTACCGTCAGTACGACCGCCAATAAACGGCTCAGCTAGTTTAATTTGACCAATACTGGGCCCGACATAGTTGGATACAGCACCAGCAGTTCTATATCTGGCACTGCTTAGAAAACCACGTGCTGTGGCCGCTGTAGGCGAATCGTTGGCAAAATCTATACGGTCTATATTGCTTATTGCTGACCCGACTGCGCCACCAAACCACCATCCGTAGTTGGCATTGCCTGTGGCCGTTACCCAGCCTTTGGCCGCAGTTAGAGGTCCGCGGATGCTGGCAGTTCCAGTGTCATTTGAATAGTCTATACGGTCAACGGTACTTTTATTTATAGGAGCCGCTGGGGTATTTCCACCAGCAAACCAACCATAGTTGGCATTGCCGGTACCAGCAAGTAAAGTTCGTGCTAAAGACAAACTGCCACGGGGACTGGCAGAGGTGGGGCTATCATTAGAATAATCATATCTATATATGCTGGCAACTCGAGTCGCCGGAGGTACACCTTGATAGCCGCCAGCAAACCAACCGTAGTTGGCATTACCTGCAGATCCTTGTTGCCATGCCGCGGTAATTGGAGGGAGCGCACCGCGTATGCTGGCAAGAACTAGATCATTACTGTAGTCTATACGGTCTATTCTGACATTTTGAGGAGTTGAGCCCGGATTAACACCGCCAAAGAACCAACCATAGTTGGAATTACCTGTGGCTGCTGAATAAATTTTACTGTTGTTTAATAATCCTCGATTTTGCGAATTAACAAGGTCGTTGGCAAAATCAACACGGTCAATAGTACTGTTGTTTGCGGCGGGCCCATAGCCTCCCCCAAACCAACCATAGTTGCCGTTGCTCACAGCGGCTGCATCTCTTCTATGTGTTCTGTTTAACGGTGCTCGAGAACTGGTGGTGGTAGGCGAATCATTGGCAAAATCAATACGGTCTACACTAGATACAGCGGTAGGAGTTAGTCCGCCGGCCATCCAACCATAGCCTGCTAGTGGTTGATTAGTACCCAGAGAATTCTGTGTAGGATACAGTGTGCTGGGAACAGTTTTAACATAGTTTGATGTGCCGCCTAACCCATATCGAGTCTGGCTCAACGGGCCCCTAGTAGTTGCACTTACTGTATCATTGGCAAAATCAATTCTTTCAACCCAACTTCTCGAGCCCGGCACCCAGCCGCCACCTACCCATCCGAATGCAGAATTTGCTGAACCGGCTGCCCGGCTTCTGGCCACTATTAACGATCCCCGAATACTGGTCCCTGCAGTAGAACTATCATTACTGTAATCTATTCTATCAACATATGACGATGCGGCAGGCGAGACCGGTCCGCCGCCATCGCCGCCAGCAAACCATCCAAAGTTAGCATTGCCAAACCCCGCCGTGCCGAGTTTTGTTTGAGATAATAAAGGATTTCGAGGACTGGCAGAGGCAGGACTGTCATTAGAAAAATCAACACGGTCTATTGTGGTATAAGTAGCCGGGCTGCCTGGAAACCAGCCACCAGCCCACCATCCGTAGTTGGCATTACTAGTAGCCCCGGGCTCCGTTCTGGCTAGACTTAAAAATCCACGAGGGCTGGCACTTGTAGGACTATCGTTACTATAGTCTATTCGTTCTACATTACTTGCCATGAAGTTAGGAGTGGGAATTTGTCCACCACCAAACCATCCATAATTTGCGTTACCTGTAGCGGCTAACGCATGACGAGCTATTAATAATGGTCCTCGAACACTAGCACTTGTAGGACTATCATTACTATAGTCAATGCGGTTTACGGTACTGATTGAGCCAGGGGCAGCAGTTCCACCAGCAAACCATCCGTAGCTTGCGTTACCCGTGGCTGATATATATCCCCTAGCTTGACTTAACAGGCCGCGGGGGCTAGCACTTGTAGGACTATCATTGGCAAAATCTATACGATCCACGGTACTAGAAGCCCCGGGAACATATCCGCCCCCAAACCAACCATAAGTTCCAGGGTTTGAAGGACTGCCATCAGGCCAATCGTTGTTTAATCTACGAGAGTGCGTTGCATCTAAGAGAAATGTATCTCTATAACTGGTAATCTGAGGGTTGTTTAATGACACTTATCTATTCCTTAGATAAAATAACTGGTATAATCTACAGTTATTTATAGTGTCTCCAAATCCTTGTAGTTCTTGATGCCAGCAGCGAGCATCAAACAATATAACTCGATTCCATCGTTGATACAGGGTGTACCAAGTAGTCCATGCAGATTCATTTAGTCCATCCACACCTACAAAACCTTCTAATATTTCATCTAAGCAGGTCCAATTTCCCAGTCTAAATTCTATATCAGTGGGTACAGATTCTAAACCTGTTTTTTTGTGTGTATAAAGACTCAATGCAGGACTGCCTTCTGCCTGTGTTGGCAGTGTGAGATATACTAGGCCTACCCAGTCGGCTAAGGGTATGGCATTTACGGGTTTAATCTCAGTGTCAGCTAATGTTTTTACAAAGTGTCCAGACAGTGAGTCAGCTACCGGTTCTAAATTAGCCTGCGCCATATGACTAAATTTAGCCATGGCTTCTTCTGTAAGATACGATGCTGTACTAATATTGCCGCTGTATTCTGCAGCCAATGCCTGTTTTCTAAATGAATACGGATCGTCATAGAAACGATCCGCTGAAACTAGTCTCTGTTTCATTTTACTTGTACAGTTTCATTCCTGCGTCACTGTTATACAGACTGTTTTTAAAACCTTCTGCTCGAGTATGTGCATCTTGTGCAGGTGTTGTAGGTACATTACTGCCGCGATCATTGTTGGTCAACTCTTGTTTTTGACGTTCTAACAGTGCTCGTTGTTGATGGTCTAGCTCGTAACGACGACTGCGTTGATGTGGTAGGCCATCGTCCATGTTCTTTTCAGTAATTTCCTCGTAACCGTCAGTAATTTTCTTCTGTAGTTCAACAAGGAAATCCATGTTACGTGCAGGATCCATGGCATCGCCGAGACTCGGAAATCCATTTTTACAACGATTAATATCATCGTCGAGCAGTGTAGGTGCTGTGGCACGGCGCATACTATGGATAGTACCTAGGTCAATTCCCGTACGACTCTGCATGATGTTGTCAAAGGCCTGCTCAGCAAATCGACGTTCCCAATAGATATGATCTTCTTCGTTGAATTGATCTCTGCTGATAGGGCCGCCGTTAATTTCAACCAAGCGATTTAGGATCTTATCTAAGAACTCAATTTGATATACTCGATCACGAATTTCTAATTCACTGGTCTTGATATAGTTTTCTAACTGTAGTTTGTCTAGATCATACCAGCAGAGTTTTTCGCCACCGCCACCTGGGCCATGTGTTTTCCAAAATTGCGGTTCATTGGGATCTTTGCCTTTCCACTTGTAGTCAAACTCTCGTTGTTTTTCTTTCATTTCTAGAATCTTCTGCATAAATCCTTCTGCCATAACACGACGATTTTTCAGTGCGGCTTGAAACGCAGCCGGTATTGTATGTGCATCTAGTAAGAAGAATTTTTCAATTTGAAAATTTGAACGACCTTGTGCAAGTTCTTTGTCTTCTTCTTCCCATTTGTAGATTTCTTTGAACACCTGTTCAAGATATCCGCTGTCTTCTTTAATGGCTTCTTCGCCTGTTACAATTTTAACGTCTGACTTTTTCATCTAGATTCCTTAATAATTTTTTCCATTGTTCTGCTACCACAGACCAATCATGATTGCGAGCGGCATGTAGCGCACACTGTCTTGATATTTCGTCATAGAAACTACGATTTTTATCAAAATGATCCAACGCATCAATAACTGCCTGTGCGAAGGTATTTATAAAGTGGTCTGTGACTCGCCACCCGCTTGTGGTTTGAACTCCATCCATAGGCACCAGCGTGGCTAATTCTCCGCTGGTTTCTGAAAGAGCTCCTATATCGCTGAGGATAGGATAGCACCCTGATCTCTGTGCTTCCATTAGGCTAACGCAGGCTGTTTCTTCCCAAATGTTTGGATGCACAAACAGTGCCGAAGATTGATAGTGTTCAACTAAGAGGTCACTGTCTACCGCTGGATTATACAGCACACCCGGCATCCTAATTAATTGTGAATAAACTTCAACATAGGGATCTTCAGTAACTTCACTGTAGAGGCTCATGCTTGAAAATATCTTGAGTTCGCAGTCAGGGTGTGCCTGTCTAACCAAGGGAAATATTTTAGTTAATAGTGCCAGGCCTTTATAAGGTATGCTGGTGTGTATTAGAGTTTTGGTTTTCTTTTCGCTGTATTTAAATTTGTCACTGACCCCATTTGGTATTACCACAAGTTTATGTTCTGGAATTTTATGATATTTTACAAATTGCTGTTTTAGCCACTGGCTAGGACAAACTATACAGTCCACCGTGGTATGATCAAAATTAAGATAACATGGTTGATCATAACTGTGCTGACTCCAAATGATCTTAATAGGGGCAGTGCTGACAGCAAGTTTTTGTGGGCTATGACTGACATGAACTTCTTTGGGAAATTCTAAATATTTAGAAAGATAAACGTAATTGCTTTCTGTAGCGCCTGATTTCATATAGGTATTTAATGCTGATATTATACTGACAAAAAATTATGCTACATAGTTTGATGTGCCAGCACCTCCACGACGAACAAACGGTAATACAGAACGTGGAGAAGAGGATGTAGGACTATCATTAGCAAAATCTATGCGATCTACATGGCTAAAATCTGCTCCTGTATTACTTCCAGCGGCAAACCATCCATAGTTAGCATTACCGGCGGCAGCTAATTGATATCTAGCAATAGCTAACAGACCCCGTGCAGTTCCAGTAGTGGTGTCGTTGGCAAAATCTATACGACTCACAGTAGCATTTCCTCCTGGATTACCAGGCGTTTGGCCACCAGCAAACCATCCATAGTTGGCATTTCCTATGCCTGCGCCGGAATAACTAACTGAGTTGCTTAACGGTCCGCGAGGGCTAGCACTAGTTGGACTATCATTTGCGTAATCTATTCGATCTACGGTAGAAATATTAAGTTCGCCACCGTTGAACCATGCGTAATTAGCATTGCCTGTTGCCGCAGAGTATCCACGAGCAAAGGACAACGGACCACGAATGCCAGAAATAACAGGACTGTCGTTGGCGAAATCTATTCGGTCTACTGTGCTTAATGGTCCCGGTACGCCACCAGCAAACCATCCATAGTTACTATTGGCTGTGGCAATAGGAACAGATCTACCAACAGTCAGCGGTCCGCGAGGGCTAGCACTAGTTGGACTATCATTTGCGTAATCTATTCGATGTACGAGACTATTGTTAGCGGGATTATTGCCACATGCTAACCATCCATAGTTAGCATTACCTGCGGAAGCATGGAAAAACATTCCAAACGGCAAGTTGCCTCGAGCACTAGGTGACGCTGTGTCATTGGCAAAATCAATGCGATCTACGTTTGAATATGTACCAGGAGCGCCGCCACTGAACCATCCAAATGTACCGGCACCGGTACTTGCTCTAGCTGTTCCTATGTTATATTGTGCAACATTAATCTGCGGTGGTAACTTAACATAATTTGAAGAAGCACCTAACGAATAACGACTTACACTCAATGGTCCTCGAACACTAGCGGATGTAGGACTATCATTAGAGTAATTTATTCGTTCTACCGAACTTTGATTGCCGCCCGGAGTGAATCCGCCCCCATGCCAGCCGTAGCCTATATTTCCAGCACCAGCCTGTTGATATCTGATTGCGGTTAGTGGGCCTCGAGGGCTAGCGGAAGTAGGCGAATCATTTGAAAAATCTATACGATCTACAGTACTAACTAAACTACCGCCAAGGATAATTCCTCCAACAAACCAACCGTAGTTGGCATTGCTGGTTGCAGATATTTTATATCTAGCTGAACTCAATACGCCACGAGGACTAGCCGCAGTGGGGCTATCGTTTGAAAAATCTATGCGGTCTACTAGGCTAAAAAATGCGGCATTGTACCCGCCACCAAACCATCCATAATTGGCATTAGCGGTAGCCATAGGCCAGAGTCGAATACTTGATAATGGACCACGGATAGTAGTATTAGTAGGACTATCATTAGCGTAGTCTATACGATCTACAGTAGAAATGGCGCCTGGACTACTTGTTTGTCCGCCAGCAAACCAGCCGTAGTTGGCATTACCGGTGCCTGTATGGCGTATTCTCTCTGAGCTTAAAAATCCACGGGCACTGGCACTGGTAGGACTATCATTGGCCCAAGATACGCGGTCAATACTAGAACGGAATGTTGGATCTCTGCCGGCTACAAACCAGCCATAGTTGGCATTACCTGTAGCGGCAAGATCTCTTCGTTGGACATTTAATATTCCTCGAACACTAGCAGTAGCAGGACTATCATTTGAAAAATCAATACGATCGATTCGGCTATAGATGACCGACGGAGCTCCTGCGGCGTAACCACCGCCAAACCAGCCATAGGTACCGTCAGTAAGACCGCCAATAAACGGATCAGCCAGTTTAATTTGACCAATACTGGGCTTGACGTAGTTTGAAGTACCTCCGAGCCCGGTCCTAGCTTGACTTAATAATCCACGAGGACTGGCGCTTGTTGGACTATCATTACTGTAATCTATACGGTCTACAATACTAGAAATAAAAGGAGCAGTAGGTCCCGGCCCACCTCCACTAAACCATCCATAGTTGGCATTACCTGCGGCTGATAACGACCCCCTAGCTACACTTAATAGGCCTCGAGGACTGGCGGCAGTGGGGCTGTCATTGCTAAAATCTATACGATTTACCACACTTAATGGCCCGCCTACCGGGTTTAAGCCGGCGCCGCCAAACCAACCGTAATTTGCGTTACTTGTAGCAGCCTGACCTCCCAATCCTTGAGGCTGTAAACCCCTTAAACTTGATGCGGCAGGGCTATCATTACTAAAGTCAATTCTTTCTATTTGACTGTGGACCGGTGTCCCGTATCCGCCAGCCCACCACCCATAATTAGCATTACCTGTGGCAGCTGATCCATACCTAGCTTGACTTAATAATCCACGAGGACTGGCACTTGTAGGACTATCATTACTGTAATCTATACGGTCGACAAGACTAAATCCGGCGGTAGGCGTGAGGGGTGTATTCCTGCCACTCGCAAACCACCCATAGTTACTATTGCCAGTGGCAGCACTACGCAAGAGGGAAAAGTTTAACGGACCGCGGGGGCTGGCACCCGCAGGACTGTCATTAGAGTAATCTATACGAGCTACTGAGCTTAACGGCCCAGGACTACCTCCAGCAAACCATCCGTAATTGGCATTGCCTGTGGCGCCCATGTACGCCCGAAAATCAATATTTGTACGAGGACTAGCACTAGTAGGACTATCGTTGGAAAAGTCTATACGGTCTACATAAGACACAACTCCAACAGCATTGTACCCGCCACCAAACCAACCATATCCTGCTAGTGGTTGATTAGTACCCAGAGACATCTGAGTAGGATATTGCGGTAGGTTTGCTATACCTGCTACTGCGGCATGACTACTACGTGTCGCAATGAATCCACGGGGACTAGCACTTGCAGGACTGTCATTACTATAGTCAATACGGTCTACCGTGCTAATAGTTCCAGGATTATAACCTCCAGTAAACCAAGCATAATTTTGATTACCAGTGGCCGCCTGTGTGTATTTGGCTGTGGATAGGTTTCCTCTAACTACTGCCACTAGGGTGTCATTACTAAAATCTACTCTATCTACTCTTGAATAGGGACTAGGTTGGCCCCCTGCAAACCAGGCATAGTTAGAATTGGCCGCGCCTGCTAGTTGTGTTCTTACTAGACTCAACGGACCTCTGACTGTGGCCGCTGTGGGACTATCATTGCTAAAATCGATACGACCCACTACACTGGTTGCTGCCGGAACATATCCGCCAGCCCACCAGCCATATACATTATTAGACACTGCGGCCTGAGAATAGGATGTTTGATTTAAAGGTCCGCGAACACTGGCTGCTGTGGGACTGTCACTGGCCCAGGCTATTCTTGTCACCGTAGATGTTATAGTAGGTGTGAGCCCTCCTGCATGCCAACCAAAATACTGATTACCTACTGCGCTTCCACCATAGGTAGTTGCAGTTATCGGGCCTCGAGTAGTAGCTGAAGTAGGACTATCATTGGCAAAATCTACACGGTCTACAAGACTAATGGCCGCAGGAGCTGGAGTTAAACCTCCAATAAACCAACCATAATTAGCATTGCTAACTCCAGCTAGCTGTCTTCGGCCCACCGATAGACGCCCTCGAATACTGGCAGTAACAGTATCATTGGCAAAATCTATACGGTCAACAGTACTGATCCTGTTAGCCAGAGATGGGCTAGTTTGTCCGCCAGCGGCCCATCCAAACTGTGCGTTTGTTTGAACTGTTTCCCAAAAGCCGTCAAGACTTCGCTGACGTACATCAGATAATAAAAACGCACCTTTTCTGTTTGAATCAGCCATAGCCCCAGTTTAGAGAATAAAATTTTTGATGATTTTAGGTTTTCTCCAAAAGTCTAGGCCTTTGTATTGTTCTATAATATCTGCACTCAGTATTTCTTCAGGTCTTCTAGCTGTTTTTTCAACTTTGGGCCTAACTTCGTGCATGTCTTTTAGATCATAAACCGCATCATCTTCCCTGTATTTATTGTCTATATTTTCTAGGTCATGCTGGTGACTGGGGATAGCCAACCACGCATAAATGCGATCCATGGTCTGTTGTGTGTTGCTGACTAGATCTTCGTACTCTACTAACAGCAGATTAGATTCTTTACCCTTGGCAAATCCTTGGCTAAAAGCATATAGGCTTTGATCAATTATTCCATCAGAACTCATTAAGTAACGGCAACGATTAACATCATTTATACTTACGCCTTTGTTAATTAATTCCTTGTCAATATAGCTGACTTCGTCAGGATTACGATGTATTAGAGCAATAAAACTAGCCAAGATATTCACAACAGAACGCACAGGACAAATAATTTTAACGTTAGGTGTAATATACTGTGTAATTCTTTCTACATTGTTTGGCCAAGCTCGACTTTTATCTACAATATATGGCTTTTCTATATCTGAATAAAAATTGTCTATGACGCTACTGACAATTTTATGTGCTTGATCTGGTTTGGGGTAGGCATTGTACTGCTCGCTGGTTTTAAAATACTGCTCAGTGTGATACATTATTTCTAGCACAGGACTGATAGCACCACAGTGTAGTTCAGGATGCTGATTCAGTAGAGCACCAAGCAGGGTGCTACCGCTTCTAGGCAGTCCAGACATAAAAAAATACTGCCTCATAGTAAAAATGCTCGGTTAGACCTAGTGCTTCTTTCCTGTGCTTCTAGTCGAGCCACTTCTTCTGGTTCCATAATTGAACGTACCCATCTGTCAATGTTTTTAATTTTCATAGTGCGTCGAGCAGTTTCTGGATCAGGACGTTTGTTCCACCAGATGATCTGTCCGTTGAGTTCAAAACTAACCTGATGGGGTTTGAATAAGAACAGGCTGTAAAATTCTTCTTCTGTGGTTATTTCTCTAACGTCTGGTCCAAACCAATCTTTGAGTTCTCTAGTGTTTACCAATGCTGGAATATGTGTGGCTTTCTTGTAGTGTTTAAATCCATAAAATCTAGCGAGGCCACATGGACCAGCGGCAATGTCTATATCTGAGTTTATGGCAATTCTTACAGGTTCGCAATAGCCTGTATTTTCAATATGCTCAAGTATGCCTTCTATAAAACCATAACGATATTTTTGATCGTTGGGATTATGTATCCATCCATCCATGGCTTCGTTGGTAACACGCGATATTGGAAAATTTGGCACGTAGTAATTTTTGAATTCTTTATCCATATGAGTAAAAAAATAGTTGTACAAGGCGACCATTTTCTATGCTGTCGCCAAAGTTGGTTCCATGACTGTGCCATAGATAGGGACTGAATAAAACCAGTCGATTATATTTCATAGGAACAAAACAATATCTATCCCATAGACTTCGATCTAGACCATCGCCGTAGATAATGTTAGATCTAAGTTCTTCATAATCACTGTATCCATAGATCTTGCCTTCTTCTGGAGTCATTGGCACACGTTCTGAACCAAATTTTTTGTGTCTCCAAAAGCTGGTTCCAGATTCAGGATCGCATTGGCTGCCTATGTTTAAGAATAAAACTCCGCCCCAATCACTGCCTGGATCAACATGTATGTCTTGTTCAAAACTGTCCGCGGCTAGACTAATTCTAAAATATCCGCAGTCTCCTCCAGTTTTGTCAGGAGACTGGGGAATCACGGTGCGACCTATAGCTGACTGTATTCGGTCATGCATTTTGTCATTATAATATATTCCATCTAACGATCTGGTACTATTGAGTCCGGGATAGGTATGATTTTTAGGTGTAGGATACTCTCTGGAAAGAGCAAATTGTCTTACTTCACTGGGGTTGTCATGAAAATCATCTATAACTATGATATTTTTTTCTAGCATCATAGTGCTATTTAATGATGTATCACTAGCGGTGAAAAATTATCGTACGTAGTTTGATGTTGCGCCAGGTTCTCCTCTTGCAACGTTTAAAAATCCACGAGGACTGGCACTTGTAGGGCTATCGTTTGAGTAATCTATGCGGTCTACATTACTTAAAGGTCCGCCAGGAACTTGTGCGCCGCCAAACCAACCATAATTAGCATTACCTGCAACTCCGCCTAAAACTTTAGTTGCAGTTAATGGTCCTCGAATCATAGCCAACGTAGGGCTATCGTTGGAATAATCTATACGTTCTACCCTACTTGTTTGCGCAGGTCCGGGAACAGTGCCGCCTGCAAACCAGCCATAATTACTATTGCCCGTTGCTCCTAACGCATATCTAGTCGAACTCAACGGGCCTCGATAAACAGCAGTGGCACTGTCATTTGAAAAATCTATTCGTTGGACTATGCTCATACCAAAGATAACAGGTCCTCCAGAATTGCCACCAGCATACCATCCATAGTTAGCATTACCTGTGGCGCTGCCTTGCGAAGCCTGTAGTGGTAGTAGGCCCCTAGCACCAGCCGAGGTAGGGCTGTCATTGGCATAGTCTATGCGATCTATACTGCTTTTTGTAAGAGGAGCACCAGGGGCAAATCCTCCTATAAACCAGCCATAATTGGCATTACCAGTAGCTCCTGGGGCCTGCCGGGCAATGGTCAATTGACCGCGAATACTGGTAGCAGGGCTATCATTGGCATAGTCGAGTCGATCAACCGTGCTTAGAGACGCATTACCTGAGGTATATCCACCACCAAACCACCCATAATTAGCATTACCCGCACTTCCTGGACGGACTCTACTAACACTTAATATGCCGCGAGCTGTGCCAACGGTAGGACTGTCATTGGCAAAATCAATTCTACTGATACTAGAAAGAAGGGAGTTGCCGCCAGCAAACCAGCCGTAGATACCAACGTTAATAGAGGTATATACTGAAGAATTATCCGCTGTACCACTGCCTTTGAAATATCGGGCAATATTAACCTGTGGTGAATTTTTAAGATAATTTGAAGTAGAACTCTGACTTCCTCCTCTTTTTGCTACACTTAGCGGACCTCTTACACTACCGGTTGCAGAATCATTGGCAAAATCTAGACGATCAACAGTACTGACAATGTTAGATGATCCATCAAGTCCACCACCAAACCATCCGTAGTTGGCGTTACCTGAAGCACTCTTATATGATCCAGCAGTAAGATTTCCACGAAGAACAGATGTGACAAGGTCGTTGGCAAAATCTATACGTTGTATTGTACTAGGTGTACCAGTAAAAGTATTAACTCCAGCAAACCATCCGTAGTTGGCATTAGATACGGCAGCAAATTTATATCGAGCTGAAACTAAAGGACCACGAATGCTGGCGCTTGTTGGACTGTCATTTGAATAGTCTATACGGTTGACCGTGGACCTTACGCCGGAGCCAACACCAGCAAACCACCCATAGTTACTATTGCCAGTTGATCCTAGATTATATCCAACGGCAGAAAGAGGACCACGAATACTGGCGCTTGTTGGACTATCATTTGAAGCATCTAATCGATGGACGCTTGACAACGCACCATTTTGTCCCCCAGCAAACCAAACATAGTTTGCATTACTCACAGCGGTAAAACGACTATTATTCACCGGTAGGGGGCCTCGAGTTTCAGATGCACCGGGACTATCGTTGGCATAGGTAATTCTTTGAATATTACTGGTATCGCTTGGCGCCATTCCGCCTGCGAACCATCCATAGTTGGCGTTTCCTGCGGCAGCAAAGTGATAGCGAGCTGAAATCATCGGACCACGAACACTGGCAGTGGCAGGGCTGTCATTGGCCCAATCTATACGATCTATAATACTGGTTATGCTGGGTACTGGGTTTGCTGAACCACCGCCCCACCATCCGTAGGTACCTACAGTGGGGCCGCCACCGCCGACAAACGGATCAGCCAGTTTAATTTGACCAATACTGGGTTTTACATAGTTTGAAGTACCTCCGTGACCATACCTAGCACTACTTAGGAATCCACGAGGGCTGGCGCTTGTTGGGCTATCATTACTGTAATCTATACGGTCAACAGTACTAACGCCAGCCGGAGGTACACCTCCACTAAACCAACCATAGTAGGCATTACCAGCGGCACTTAGTTGCTGTCGGGCTGAACTTAACAGACCTCTAATGCTGGCGGCAGTGGGGCTGTCATTGCTAAAATCTATACGATTGACTGTACTTACTGCGCCTGGTTGTGCTCCGCCAGCAAACCATCCATAATTTGCATTTCCTGTAGCGGCTCGATTTCCGTATACCGCAGGCATCAACCCCCTTAAACTTGACGTAGCAGGACTATCATTACTAAAGTCAATTCTATGCACTTGACTGGTATATCCGCCCATAAACCAACCATAATTAGCATTGCCTGTGGCAGCTGTTGAATATATAGTTGCTACACCTAACGGACCGCGGGGGCTGGCAGTAGTAGGACTGTCGTTTGAAAAATCTATACGATCAACATAACTAGTTCCAACGCTAGGAGCAGGAAGAAAGCCACCAACCCACCAACCATAGTTGGCATTGCCAGTGGCCGACAAATTCGACCTAGCTACACTTAAAAATCCACGGGGGCTGCCTGAAGTAGGACTATCGTTTGAGTAGTCTATGCGGTTTACGGAACTAAGTTTTGTAGTGGTTGGATTCCCGCTACCGCCGCCAAACCACCCATAGTTGGCATTGCCAGTGGCCCCCATGCTAACCCTAACAGCACTTAAGAATCCACGAGCACTAGTTGTGGTAGGACTATCGTTGGAAAAGTCTATACGGTCTACATAAGACACTGCACCAGTAGAGCCAGCATTAGATCCACCCCCATACCAACCATAGCCTGCCACAGGTTGATTGGATCCCAGCGCCTGTGTAGGATATTGTAGGTTCGGAGATGTTGTTTTAACATAGTTTGAGGTAGAAGATTGAGATCCTCCTCTTTTTGCTACACTTAGCGGACCTCTTATACTACCGGTTGCGGTATCATTGGCAAAATCTAGACGATCAACAGTACTGACATGGGCAACACCTGGGAGATATCCGAGTCCTCCCCCAAACCATCCATAGTTGGCATTACTTGCACCACTATGATACGATACCGCGCTAAGAGGTCCACGAATGCTACCTGATGTAGGGCTATCGTTGGAAAAGTCTATACGTTCTACTGTAGTAGTATTAGCTGAGATATTTACAGTACCACCAAACCATCCATAGTTGGCATTGCTAACGGCAAAACGTTTATATCTTGTTGAAGCTAACGGACTACGAGTACTACCAGTAGCAGGACTATCATTTGAGTAGTCTATTCGACACACAAAAGACGAAGCGGTGCCATCGTAACTTGGGTTTAGACCAACAAACCAACCATAGTTGGCATTACCAGTTGATCCTAGATTATATCCCCCGGCAGAGAGAGGACCTCGCTGGGTAGGAGAAGTGGGACTGTCATTAGCAACATCTAGTCGATAAACACTTGATTTCCCGGCCGGTGTGCGACCCCCTCCCCACCAAACATAATTAGCATTGCTTACGGCGCCATGTCGAGTATTGTTTATTAATAGGTTGCCACGAAGACTGGAACTAACAGGACTATCATTAGCATAGTCAATTCTTTGAACGTCGCTGGTAGGTGCGGATGGCGTATAGCCACCGCTAAACCATCCGTAGTTGGCGTTGCCTGCGGCTGCAATAGCATATCTTGTTGAAGTTAGTGGTCCACGAACGCTAGAACTAGTAGGACTATCATTGGCAAAATCTATTCGGTCTACTGTACTAACAGTAGTAGGAACCGGCGCCGCTGTGCCACTACCCCACCATCCGTAGGTACCAGAGTTTCCAAGATCCCAAGTGTTGATACTGGTATATAAAGTACCAGTATTTCCAATAGTGCCTTCACCAGATGTAAGTTGAGTATATGTGCTTAACTGTTTGTTATGCACCTGGCCAAGTATAAATGCTCCCCGTTGCCCCATAGTTGTTATGCTCTAAAAACGTGATTGCCAATATGGCACAATTCAATCTCAGTGTCTAACCATGCATCATGTCCTACTGAACTTGCTCGAGTAAAAAAGCTGATATCTTCAGCCATATAACCAGTGCTGTTACGCATTTCTAAAAAGTAATGATAGCTATTGGTCTTTTCTTCTTGTGTGTGAGGTACATTGCTAGAACCATCATCTGGTATATAGAATAATTCTTCTCCGTATTTTCTAGCAATGTCTAAAAATACCCGTCGATGAATCATGGCAAAACCTAGACCCATGCTGTCAATTTTGACTAGACCTCCGTCACGTTGTTCCGGACGACTGAGTGTATAATTGTATCTAACGGGTATAGTTTTCATAGGATAGGCCGCACAGCTGATTGTCTTTCCTAGATGCATTAATTTTAATACATCGCTAGGATCAAAGCCTATGTCACTGTCTAAAAAGAACAGATAATCATAGTCAGTATTATTTACAAAAAAATTGGCTATCTTACTGCGGCCCTGCGATATTAAACTTGAATTTGCCAGTGTCAGTAGGCCGTGGGGAATATCATTCCTTACTAACATTTTACCTAAATTGAACAACCCGCTGGTAGTTTTTTCGGAAACCTGTCCACCGTAACAGGGTAATGCTATCATTAAACTCATTATTGACCTTTAAATAAAGGTAGAAGTAAGTATCTTACTGCTAACTTGAATACTTAGCACGTTAGGAGCTTCGGGAACGGCCTTAATGATATCGCCTGAGGTTATGCGTTTTACTTTTTCAAGTATTTCAACTGTAGAATATGCGGGTATTAACATGTTGTAGGCCAAATAACTTTGAATTACGTTTGCAGAGTTAGTCCAAAATACTGTAATCCTATAGTCAGCCACGTTGGAATAGTTGGTTACTCGCACACTTTCAATAATGCTGGGATAGGCTGTGGCTGTGGTGGTACCAGTGCTTAGTTGGCTGGTGTATATATTAGCGGGGCTGGCACTGGCTAGATTATAGTTGCCTGATTGATAAGTGTAGTCTGTAGATGACTCATAGATCATATAGGCAAAAAGTTGATTATTAACACCACCGCCACCGTTGGCGCTGGTGGCCTGTAGTCTTACAATATCGTTAGGATATAAAATTTGTGGTTTCTTAAACAGTTCAACTGCTGATCCGCTGGGTACAGGTAGTCTGCTGGCAAAGAAACTAACGTGATCAATAGTTATTGAGGTTGAGCTTGACCCGCCAGTGCCCATAGTATGTTCAAATCTGCCCGTAATTTCAGCATCACTGGCCGCAGTATTTGTAATGTGCAGGCTGTGTATGATATATCTAGTGCCTGTAGTGCTGGGCATGGTGGCAATAATGCCTGTACCTGTGGTAATATAGGTTGTGGTAAAAGAGTCGCCTGGTACTGAATAACCTACTTGATTGCTCACACTGGTACTGAATAGGCCAGCTTCAACAAAATTACCAGCGGCACTACCTCCACCAGAACTGGCCACAGTGGCCCAAGCAGGAGGACTCATGGGACCGTTACTGCACAAGACTTGTCCAGCAGTACCAAAATTAGTATAAGTTGGGCCTATGCTTAGAGCACCGGTACCTGACCATACTTGTCGAACTGTTCCAGCACCATCAGCTAGGACCACATAACAATTACTAGTGGCAATTTCTACACTGGTGGTACTTCCTATAACAACATTATAAGACCCAATGGTCGTACAGAGGGCTGCTCCATTTCCTATAGCAATGTTACACAGACCGCTGGTATTAAAACAAAGAGCGGAGGTCCCTATGGCTGTATTACCACATCCTGTAGTGTTACAAAAGAAAGCCGCAAACCCGACCGCCACGTTATTACAGTTACAGGTAGTTCTTCTCATGGCGTTCGTACCAATCACTGTATTGCGTGAATTAAGAGCTAATCCAGCACCAGCACCGCCCAGAGCGCCATCACCAATTGCAATGTTGCCGTAGCCGGTGGTATTAGATTGAATGGCGCAGGCGCCAATGCCTATATTATTATAGCCGCCTGAGTTGCCTTGTAAAGTAAGACATCCAATTGCAACGTTATTACACCCAGTTCTGTTACGGAACAAGGTGCAATGACCAATGCTGATGTTGCAACTTCCGTAAGTGTTGCAGAAGTTACTACCGTAGCCAATGGCAATATTTGAGTTGCCGCTACTACCTGTCCGCATTGCACAACAACCAATAGCAATGTTCAATCCACCAGTAGTATTTCCGTAGAGGGCTCCGTAGCCCATGGCAATATTATGGTTGCCGGTGGTATTTGATCTTAGGGCAAGACCACCTATGGCAATATTTTTATCGCCGTAGGTGTTGGCACGCAGTGCCAGAGCACCTAAAGCAAGATTTTGACTACCACTGTTATTAAATCGAAGAGTACAATGTCCAACAGCAATATTACCAAAGCCGGTGGTATTGCAGAACATGCCCTCGCACCCGATAGCAATGTTCAATGCACCTATGGTATTTGAATAAAGAGAACAATGGCCAATTGCAATGTTATTGCAGCCAGTGGTATTTGAGAAGAGATTACTCAAGCCAAGTGCAATGTTACTGCAACCAGCGGTATTTGATTTTAGGGCGCATTGGCCAAGTGCAATATTATTTGACCCAGCAGTGTTAGTTGATAGAGAACAAACGCCAATAGCAACGTTATTGCAACCACTTGAGGCAGCGCCTAGTGAGCAACAACCCAAAGAAACGCTGTTTACCGTACCAGTATTGAGTATAAAACTGATATCTTGTGCAATGGTCATAGGTCGCACTCCACTAGGAGAGTGTGAATTTTATTAGATTGTAACCAACTGTAGGCCTTGGCCATTGTATTTGCTCCGCTTTTAGAGTATTTACCCAAATTTTAGGCCTGTGCTTCACCCCAACGTAGAACTAGGTTAGAGAGAATATTTTGTCCCTGTGTAACATAAACATTGATAGCCAATACGTCTGGTCCATTAGGAAATGCTCCTCTTCCGCCTAATGGTGTGTTTGTTAATTCTTTCAGGGCACTTAGATCTAACGAATCAGTTCCGGATGGACTATTAATGAATGAGAAGATTGTTTCACCCGGAGTTGCAAATTGGTTTCTCGTAACGGTTATAGACTGTCCAGCGCCAACCGCAGATGGTAATGGTTGACTCAACGTTAAAACCCCTGCCCCTATGGCTGTAATAATTGTTCCGCCTGCTGTGCCAGTTGATACAAAAGAATCACCAATCCTTATAGTGGCTGTGGTATTAACTGATACTGTAACTGTGCCAGTAACGTTGGCGACACCAGTAAATGACACACCAAGAATTGTAGCCGTATTGTCCCATGCAATGTCACGACCGTCAGCAATTTGGCTAAAGCTAGGTTGGCCGCCAGAAGTTAATGTTTTCCAAACAATATTAGTGGCTGTTGTTGGATAGTTACTGGGATTTAATACTCCCTCAACTACAATAGCTTGGTTAGCTCCGGCAGCACCTGCAGTTACCGCAACACTCTGCAATAACAACTGTGCTCGATTAATCAATTCACGCTGTCCAAGATCACCAACTAGGGCGTTACTCACACTAGGTGCTAATCGAATAGCAAATGCAGTGGTCTTTCGTAGCTGGGCGGAGATGTTACTAGCTTGATAGTTAAAGATATAACCGCGATCCTCATCAAATCCGCCATCTTGTAACATAGCACTACCCCAGTGACTAATAGTAGGTGTTGCAGTTTGACTTATCAGCATGACTCCGGTGTTGGTAGTGTGTGCTACAGCACCGGCTGCTGAAAATGTCCTAGTTGTGCCACCTGCATATAAGCCCAATGTAGTTCCGCGAGTTAGACCAGTTAATTGACTAGTGGTAGTATTCTTACCTGTAAAAGATATTAGCTCGTTATCAATATACACAGTACCAGTGTTAGGAAAATAGGTAACATCAGTAACAGTCATGGCAACTGCGGCCGAACTTATATCTGTAGTAATTTGACTACGTGCCCCTTCATTGATAACTTCGTAGCGCACAGGCATGTTACCGGAACGCATATAGGCCTCGGTATTAACGTTAGAGTTTTTTTGGCGATGTACAGTGAGGTAATTTCCGTCTGGGCCCCGTAGCATCCAGTCAATAAATCCAGCACCGTACCATGTCCATTGCATGCCAATCATCTGCATTTTATTGGGCAGTAATAGGTATCCACTGGGATTATATACTCCATTGGTACCGTCGCAACGATCAAGATTCCATTGGTTTTGAGGATATAAAATATCTCTAGTTTTAAGCATCTTTACACCAGTGCTGGTAGTTATACCTCTATAGTCAGGCGTTACACTTAACCAAGTGGCGCTGGTAACCTTACTTACTGAGTGTGTCATTCCTCGAATTACCACACGATCTCCCGCAACTAATTGATCTGTAAATCGAGTGTTTTGGCCAACAATTAAATTTGAATCTGGTATAACTGTAATTGTTCCTGCTGTCTGTAGCGTACTAGTGCGCTGTCCCAGGGCCATTTGTGAACCGTCATATTGCCAGAACATGCCATTTTGTTCATCAAATGTGCCTGCACGAACAGTTGAACCATGCCAGGACACATGACTCATCAAGCAAGGAGTTCCAAGAACTGCGGTAGTGGCACTTAGTGCAGTGTTAGTTATATAGGTAAATGTTCGTTCATCAATAACACTGGTCACTGTGGCAGTGACATTGTAACCGGTGGTTGTTACGCCTTGAAGCTGTATTACAGCAGTGGGTTGTAGGCCGTGATCAACATCATCTGTGGTCACAAACACTGTACTACCTACAATGGTATTAGTGGCTGTGATACTTCTAATGTCATAGTTTGGAGCAAATAGGGCGCCGGTGTTGTAGTTAATAGACTTACCTGACTGGTAACGTATGTATTTTTTACTCATACGTACCGCACTGGTCATGTAGGTAGGATTGCCTGTGCCGAGTTGGACTCCACCGTCAAATGGTCTATGTTGAAAGAAACAGTCCGGACGAGCATATACCACGCCAATCGGAGTTCCAGTGATACTTCCAGGGGCTCTGGCCGAGTATTGTACGGTTGAAGTATTGGTAACTGTAGTTACAAAAAATGAACCTTGTGCCAGTACGTGATTGTTACTGCCGTTGTCGCTATTAAGCTGTGTGTAAATGGTAGCACCCGGAAACAGGCCGTGGTCAGTAGGGAAGCTTACCTGTATGGTAGCAGTCGAGCTAACACCGCCACCAATGATACTAAATGTGCCTGTGCTGATGGCCGACCCAGTAAATAGAGCCGCACGTCTAATTTGAGCATATACAGTGTCCAGCCTTTCTCCGTCGGTTGTGCCTACTTTGCCCTTGGCAAAATAGGTTATTGCATTACCGTTGGGCACAGTGTTAATTAAGAAACTACCTTCTGCTCGACTAAAGGCAGTGACGCCGCTGAGCAGGCCTTTGACAGCAATTGCAGTACCAGCTGTTAGATAGTGCGGGCTAGGCGTAACTATGGTTATTAAGCTAGCGCTGGTAGCCGAGCCAGTGGGGCCGCCCGATGCATTTGTGGTGATTGAAATGTTTGAAATTTCAGTTCCTGGAACTTCATAGAAACTTGGATAATTTCTTAAAGTTTCAAGCGTTTGCCATTTAGTGGGTTGCAGTCCGTATTCAAAGTCAGCATCAATCATGGCCTTAGGGGCGGCAACACGAGTACGTTCAAACGCATCTGTGCCCATGGGCCATGGTCGAGTAATTACTTCATTGCGCTCTACAAATATTTGGAGGTTATCACTAGCGGACTGCGCTGATGTATTACCAGTTAGGGTAATAGTTGTTAGTCCATCAGTATTATTCAGTGTGGTAGGAAAAGCAGTACTGTTAGCTCTGCTGAAACTCACACTGGTGCCTGAATAGGTAGCATCTGCAAAATTATACAAAAACACATTGCGAGTTGCGTTAGTTATCAGTAAAATTTGATTTAAATCCCATTTGCCAGGAATGACAATAATGCCAGGTGATCCTGGTGCAAATGTGTATGTTCTTATAAGCTGTTTAGCCATAACTAAAAATCTCCAATATTTCTATTACTTATCTATATTAACTACCCAAAGCCAGCGACATGGCTGCCTGTAGGGCTAATATAGGTGTTCCTTGTTGTTGTAGGGTTCCTTGAACATTTACTGTTCCCACTACAGTTCCGCCAGATAATGGCAGAGCTCCTACAACATTTAAGGTGTTAAAACTCATAACCCGCAATCTAGATCCTGCAACTACTCCAGATCCCGTTGTTAGAACAATGGTTGTTCCGTTTGCCGCGGCATAATCAGATTGAGCAAGCTGTATACCGTTTAAAAATACTTCAGTTGCCCCAACGTTGTAAGTGGCAGTAAATACACTTTGATTTGCCGATGCCGGAAACTCATTTACAGAATAAACTGCGGTACTAGTAGATGAAAAGCCATTTGTAAATGCTTGAAATCGCATGACATCATTAACGTTTCTTGCCCTGTTTAATACCACGTAGGTACCGTCAGTAGCGGTAAAATCGTTGTTGGCCAAATTAATACCGTTGGCAAATACCTGTATTTTTCCTACACTGTAGCCGCCTACAATGGCAAAAGTAGTAGTTGCCGCATTAACAATCTGTTCTGAAAGGTTGATAGTACCTGTAGTTGGACTTAGACTGGTTCCAGCACTGACTGTGGCCCAGGCAGGAGGTAGTCCAGGTCCTTGACTGCATAATACTTGACCTGTGGTACCTACATTGGTGTAACTAGCACCAACACTTAGAGCACCTGTACCTGACCATACCTGCTTAACTGTTCCAGTGCCATCAGCTAGGACCACATAGCAACAGCTATTGGCCAGTTCTATAGTGCCTGTACCGCCTATGACTACATTGTTTGAACCAGTATTGATCCAGTAGCCTGCACATACGCCAAATGCTATGTTATTTTGACCAGTAGCGCAGTTTAATGCTTTACAACCAATAGCAATGTTATTATAATTAGTAGTATTACATTTTAACGTACCGTATCCAATGGCTACATTATTCCCCCCAGATGTGTTATTACATAGGGCAGTTTGTCCTAACGCTACATTATTAGCGCCGGCATTATTTAAACGAAGTGCGCCAAATCCTATGGCAATATTATCAGTGCCGCTGGTATTTGTACTTAATGAACCGTAGCCAATAGCTGTATTATTACTTCCAGTGGTGTTTGATATTAATGCACAAAAACCTATAGCAACATTGCTACAACCAGTAGAATTGTTGCCCAGTGCTTTACAACCTGCGGCAAAGTTATTTGAGCCTAGGGTATTTGCGGCCAGTGTACCAGTGCCTATGGCAATGTTGTTTCTTCCAGAGGTATTTGCACGAAGCGCACCTGCGCCAATAGCAGTGTTATGACAACCAGTAGTATTGGCGCAGAGGGTGTAGCAACCAATGGCAGTATTATTATTACCGTAGGTATTTAAAAGTAGTGCGCCATAGCCTATTGCAATGTTATCACAACCAGTTAGATTGCATCTTAGAGCACACGTGCCTAATGCAATATTATTGCTGGCTGTATTTCCACAGAGGGCAAGACAACCAATGGCTATATTATTATTGCCAGTCTTATTGCTTATACCTGCAAAGAAACCGATGCCTATGTTATTATTTCCGCTAGTGTTGTTTGATAACGACGCCCATCCTAACGCTATATTATTGCATCCTGTGGTGTTTAATATCAATGCGGCACAACCAATAGCTATGTTATTACCACCGTAGGTATTAGTGCATAACGCCTTATCTCCAATGGCAATATTATTAACACCTGAGTTGTTTAATGATAGTGCAAGACAGCCAATTGCGGTATTTGCACATCCGCTGACGTTGGTTTTTAATGCACCATATCCTAATGCTAGATTACCAACACCGGTAGTATTGGCAGTTAATGCACAAAAACCTATAGCAACATTGCTACAACCAGAAATATTTGAACAAAGGGCAAGGCATCCAGCGGCAAAGTTATTTGAGCCCAGGGTATTTGCGGACAATGTGCCAGTGCCTATGGCAATATTATTGTTACCGCTAGTATTTGATACTAACGCACTAGCACCTACTGCAAAATTACTATTACCAGTCGTGTTAGAATTTAATGCACACAGTCCAAGTGCAACGTTATAGTTACCAGCTGTGTTAGCACATAGCGCACACCCTATAGCAATGTTATTGTTTCCAATTTTATTATTGAACAATGCTTGATAGCCAACAGCAAAGTTATTGTTACCAGTTAAGTTAAAGTACAACGCTTGATAACCGACAGCAAAGTTATAGTTGCCGCAATTAAAGGTCAATGCCTGTTCGCCAATTGCTACGTTTCGTAAGCCACCAACCGCAGACTGCATTGCACATTTGCCGATTGCAACGTTTTGAATACCGTTTTGGTTACCGGACAACGCATAGCTGCCAATTGCTACGTTACTAGTTCCGGTTAAGTTTGCACCTAGTGAATTAAATCCAACAGCAAAGTTATCTGAACCGCTGGTGTTAAGACACATTGCTATTGAACCAATGGCAACGTTGTTATGACCGTAGGTGTTAGCACATAAAGCGCATAGACCAATAGCGGTATTGTTACAACCTGTTAGGTTACCGTATAATGCGCCTTGAACAGCGCCAAAGTTACTACAACCTACGGTATTTTTAGCTAGGACGTTAATACCTATTGCAACGTTATTAGAGGCACAGTTACATCTTAATGCAAGATTTCCAATTGCAACGTTATTAATACCGGTAATGTTTAGACATAGTGCCTCAGTGCCGATAGCAACGTTATTCTTGCCTGTAGTATTGCAGAATAATGCTTGACTTCCCAACGCTGTGTTACCGTAGCCGATAGTGTTGGCAGTTAATGAACCGTTGCCAATGGCAATATTATTAATACCTGTGGTATTAAAACACAATGCATTACACCCAATAGCGGTGTTATTATTTCCAATGGTATTGCAAAAAAGTGCGCAGGCTCCGATAGCTACGTTACTACATCCAGTTGTATTCTTAGTCAGCGCCTGATTTCCAAAAGCAATATTATTTGTACCTATAGTATTTGAATATAAAGTACTACTGCCTATGGCAATATTATTAGATGCACAGTTGAAAACAAGTGCGCAGGCGCCTATGGCAATATTACTTGACCCAGCAGTATTATATCTTAATACGCTACATCCAAAACCAACATTATTATTACCAGCTTGAGTAAAAAGTAATGTTTGATAACCAATACCTATATTGTTATTGCCTGTGTTAGTTGCGCCATAGCTAACATTACATCCGTATAAGACTCCTGGTCCCACTGCAAAATTATTGGATCCGCAGGCATTATTAAGGGCTTGACAGCCTACGGCAAAATTGTTGCAACCGGTTGAACCATATTGAAGTGTACCAGTACCTAGAGCAGTATTATGAGAACCAGTATTAGTACAACTGAGGGCAAAGCCACCAATGGCAATATTATTGTTACCGCTAGTATTTGATTTTAACGCACTAGCACCTACTGCAAAATTACTATTACCAGAGATATTTGAACAAAGGGCAAGACATCCAGCGGCAAAGTTATTTGAGCCTAGGGTATTTGCGGCCAGTGTACCGGTACCAATGGCAATATTATTGTTACCGCTAGTATTTGATTTTAACGCACTAGCACCTACTGCAAAATTACTATTACCAGAGATATTTGAACAAAGGGCAAGACATCCAGCGGCAAAGTTATTTGAGCCTAGGGTATTTGCGGCCAGTGTACCGGTACCTATGGCAATATTATTAACACCTGTGGTATTATTCCTTAGTGCCGTGTTTCCTAATGCTATATTATTAATACCGCTTGTGTTAGAAAAGAGTGCAAGACAACCAATAGCAGTATTATCAATACCGGTGGTATTACATTGGAGAGAGCCAACACCAATAGCAACATTGCTTGTTCCAATAGTATTATTGTAGAGAGAACAAGCACCAATAGCGGTGTTATTAACGCCAGTGGTATTATTGTAGAGGGCAAATTGACCAATAGCTGTGTTGCTTATGCCGGTTGAGTTATTTCTTAGTGCTAAATTACCGGCTGCAAAGTTATGAGATCCGATAGTATTTGATAGTAACGCAGAGTTACCTAGAGCAATATTATTACTGCCGCTGGTGTTACTGCATAGTGACAGATATCCCATGGCAAAATTGTCAGTACCTAGCGTGTTTGCGGCCAGTGTACCAGTGCCTATGGCAACGTTATTACTACCACTAGTATTTGCGGCTAGTGCTTGATGACCCAGTGCAAAATTATTAGTACCGGTTATATTAGCGGCAAGGGCACAGAATCCAATGGCAATATTTTGAGAACCAGTATTAGTTCTAAGAGTACCGTATCCAGCGGCAAAGTTATTTGAGCCGGTAGTATTAATACATAAACTAAACCGGCCTAATGCAATGTTATTAGAGCCTGTGGTATTGGATTTTAATGTACCACAGCCAATAGCAATGTTATTAGAGCCTGAGGTGTTGCAGGTAAGAACACCATAACCTGCGCCAAAGTTATTTTCGCCAGTAGTATTAGCACACAAACCATACTGGCCTAATGCAATGTTATTAATTCCAGAAGTATTGCAGAATAATGCCGCACAACCAATGGCAATGTTGTTTTTGCCAGTAGTGTTGGCAATTAACGCACCTTTACCTATGGCAACGTTATGTGCGCCAGTGGTAGTAACGTTACCTGAGCAGTAGCCTAGAGAAATATTACAATTTGTAACGGGTGTATAAGCATACACAGTGCCAGTGGTAGTTGGGGTTGCACTACCTATACCCACATTAACACTGACAGTAGCCCAGGCAGGAGGACTACCAGGTCCCTGACTGCATAATACCTGTCCGCTAGTACCTACGTTGGTGTAGCTGGCACCAACGCTTAGTGCACCAGTACCCGACCATACCTCTCTAATACAACCGCGTCCATCAGCTATGACCACATAGCAACTGGCCGTAGATAACTCACCTGTGGCTGTATTACCAATGACTACATTATATGAGCCTGTAGTAATAAAGCATCCAGCACTAAGGCCTATTACTACATTGCGACTTCCCCCAGTATTACAGTAAAGAGTGTGATATCCAATGGCAACGTTATTGCAACCAGCTTGATTATTAGTTAGTGCAGAGTGTCCGATAGCAACGTTGGCACAGCCAGTTAAATTGCATCTCAACGAACTGTCGCCAATAGCAACGTTGCCGCAACTACTAACAGATTTTTGTAAAGAGCCATAACCAATGGCTATATTGCTGGAATTAAGACCAGAATCTTGGAGTGTATATGGTCCTATGGCAACATTTTTACCTCCGAGTATACCTTCGCCTGCGGCATTACCGATAGCAACATTATGTGTTCCAGAGACGTTTGAACACAGTGCAGTATGTCCAATTGCGGTGTTTTGGCATCCACTGATATTAGCCTGTAATGCGCCTTGTCCCAGAGCCAAGTTTCGTATTCCATAGCTATTGCAATATAAAGCACAAGTTCCGATGGCAATATTAGCACAACCAGAAACGTTTGAAGCAAGTGCGTGATGGCCGATGGCAAGATTACTAATGCCAGTGACATTGGCATATAAAGCACAACATCCTATAGCAATATTAAGATTACCGCCTGTGTTAGAGTAAAGGGTGCGATAACCCAATGCAATATTATGGCTAGTAATATTGCAGAATAATGCCAATTCGCCGATAGCAATGTTACTATTTCCGGCAATATTTGCACGTAGCGAACATAGACCAATTGCTACGTTGCTACTGCCTCCTGTGTTGGCATGCAGTGTGCAGTAACCAACAGCAAAGTTATGTAAACCGGTTGTATTATTATAAAGGGCATTCAAGCCGACTGCAAAATTATGACAGCCGGCAGTGTTGTTCCGTAATGTGCAGTCGCCTAGCGAAATATTTCCATAACCACCTCCGCCACCACCAAACTGAGTAATATTACCAATAGCAATATTGCTATTGCCGTTAATGCCAGAATACGCATAATATCCTATGCCTATGTTATAATTACCGCTAGCATTATTATATAGAGCACGGGCGCCGATGGCAACGTTATTATGACCAAAAGTATTGGCACATAAACTATATTGGCCTATTGCAACGTTTTGATAACCAGTGTTGTTTAAACTCAGTGAACCACAGCCGCCAATCGCAACGTTTCCGTACCCAGTGGTATTGGCCACTAGAGCACAGACACCTATGGCAATATTATTATTACCAGTGGTAGTGATATTACCAGAACAATAACCTAAAGAAATATTACAATTTGTTATCGGTGTATAGGCAAATACTGTACCAGTTGATGTTGGCAGTGCAGAACCTATGCCGCCGCCAGCACTGACAGTGGCCCAGGCAGGAGGACTACCAGGTCCTTGACTGCATAATACCTGTCCGCTAGTACCTACATTAGTATAAGTTGGGCCTATGCTTAGAGCACCGGTACCGGACCATACTTGTCGAACAGTACCAGTACCGTCAGCTATGACCACATAGCAACTGCCTGTAGCAATTTGACTGCTTGATGTTGAGCCTATGACAACATTAAAAGATCCAGTAGTAATTGCGCTTCCAGCACCAAGGCCAATACCAATATTATAACTACCATTAGTATTGGAAGACAATGCACCGTTACCAATAGCAACGTTACTATGGCCAAAAGTATTATAACAGAGTGCTTGAGAACCAATTGCGGTATTGTTGTTGTTGCAATTATAGAGGAGAGCACTAGTACCAATTGCGGTATTGTTGCTATTATTACAAGCGTATGCAAGAGCACTAGTACCAATTGCAACGTTTTTACAACCATCAGTGATACAATAGAGAGCTTGTGAACCAACTGCAACATTTTGACAACCGCCTCTTGCAAGAGCGGCGGCAAGATAACCAACTGCAACCATGCCATCTGCCCCTCCGCCTTGATAACATAGAAGAGCACATGCACCAATGGCAACGTTGCCAATGCCAGACGTGGACCTATAAAGAGCAAATTGACCTATTCCGATGTTTTGAAAACCACCAGCACCACTATTACAGAATAATGCCGAAGTACCAATAGCAATATTGTCAATACCAGTTGTATTTGAATAAAGTGCGAAGGCTCCGATAGCAACGTTGCTACAACCTGTGGTATTATTTGTTAGTGCAAAGCATCCAATGGCAAGGTTATTTGAACCGTGAATATTTAATCTTAATGTACCGGTGCCTATGGCAATGTTGTTATTGCCGCACAAGTTAGCACTTAATGCGTTACATCCAATTGCAACATTATTGCCTCCGGTAATGTTGCAATATAATGCACAGGTACCTATGGCTAGATTGGCTAGCCCTGTACTCCTTCTTAAGGCGCCATAGCCCACAGTCAGTTGGCAGCCAACGTTTAGATTACCGCCAACACCTACACCACCTACAACCGTAAGAGCACCAGTGGTGGTTCCTGTTGAAACTGTAGAGTCTCTTACACAGGCCTGTCCACCAGAATTAAACAGTGTTGATAACGGATTACTTGGTGAAACAGGCATTTTAGTTTATTTCCTTGTCCATATTCATATATTTACTCACATTGCCATAGCTGTTGAAATGGCCGTTGCATAGGCCACACTGGCCATTACAGAACTGGCCACTGTAAAGGTGTTAAATGTACGTATCTGTACAATATCGCCACTAATTCTACCTGAAGTAAAGACCACCGTCGATCCGTTTGTAGCAGTATAGTCTCCCGAATTCATTAACACACCGTTACTGAATACTTCAATTTGACTTACACTGTAACCTCCAGAGATTGGAAAACTTGTCTGCCCGCTGGTGGCAGTAAATTCATAGGTGTTTAGGGCCTGCTGTGTGGTAACAGGTGCACCATTTAATATCAAACTGCCATTTACATATAAATTCTTGGCTACTCCAACACCGCCAGTAACTGTTAGATCACCTGTGGTCACTGAAGTAGAACTGGTTCCGCCTACTAATTGAATGCCGCCGGTCTTGAAAGTACCATAAGTTCTGTTGGTAAAGGTGCCTGTGATACTTTCTGTAGCATCACTATACCATTCTAGATATTTTGAATTATTGGCTAATACCAGTGCACCATTTTTATCTGCGCCTGAATAGTAGTGTATTCTTAGGCCAATGTCTTTACCGTCATCAACTGACCAGGTGTTGCTCACAGATCCCGGAGCGTGTAACTCAATGACATTGTCAGTATAGACTGTATTAGTACTGAGCACATAGGTGCTGGTTCCGCCAAATATAACATTGTTATTAAAATTAACAGGACCATCGACATACAGACTGCCCTGTACACCTACACCGCCTGTAACCACCAGTGCGTTACCCGCTACTGAACTGGTGCTCTGTAGTGCAGATGTAATTGAAACTGTACCTGTAGAAGAAACAGTAATTCTTTCAGTGCCAAAGCCATCAGAAATAATGATGTTACAATTACTTGCCGCTATACCGCTACCAGTACTGCCACCAATGACCACATTGTAACTACCTGTAGTAATTGCACATCCTGACCGATACCCTATGGCTATGTTTCCAACCCCAGTTGTATTATCAAATAATGTTTCTACGCCAATACCCATATTGCAAGAAACATTTAATGTGTTAAACAGTGATCGATAGCCTAAACCAATATTATTATTTCCTGTACAATTATCATTTAACGCATACGACCCTAACGAAATATTAAAACAAGCAGTTGTACTTGAGTTAGCAGATGCAAATCCTAAAGCAATGTTGTGAGATCCGCCAGTTTGACATTGTAATGCGTATGAGCCCATTGCTACATGAGAGTGGCCGCTAAGATTTTTGTTCAGGGCGTAAGAACCAATAGCTGTGTTACTAAAACCACTTTGGTTTGAATTTAGTGCGCAGACTCCGACTGCAACGTTGCCGGTGCCAGTGAGATTGCTACTCATTGCACCGTATCCTACTGCGGTATTTTCTGTTGCAAAAGTCTGATCTCGTAGTGCCCCTGTGCCAATAGCCGTGTTACTAAAACCAGTAGTGTTGCACTTGAGAGTTCCGCAGCCTATGGCTATATTACTTCCCACAGTTCCAACAAAAGAACATTGTGAGCCACTTCCAATTGCAATGTTGTTGTTGCTGGTGGTGGTGGATTTTAATGTTCCATAACCTATTGCAATATTACCACAACCGCTGATGTTTGCATATAACGAGCAGTTACCGAGGGCAATGTTATCAACGCCATCATTGTTTGCACCAAGAGCAAAAGACCCTAATGCAAGATTATGTCTACCAGTTGTATTACAACACAATGCTTTACACCCGATAGCAATATTATTGCTGCCGCCAGTGTTTAAATTTAATGCATTCGATCCAATAGCAACGTTATTACACCCGGATATGTTGGCAAACAGCGCACCGTAACCAAACGCTGTATTATTCCATCCAGTATTTGCACCAGACTTCATAGCACAGCAACCGACTGCAAAGTTGTTGCTACCGGTAGTGTTTCCTTGTAAGGCAGTGTAGCCAATTGCTACGTTGCCATTGCCAGTTGTATTAAATCTTAAGGCATTTCCGCCAATTGCGGTATTACTTTGACCACCACTGTTTGTTGCCAGTGAAAGATAACCAACAGCAAAGTTGTTGCAACCAGTGGTATTGCCCCATAATGCAAAACATCCAATTGCGGTATTTTGACATGCTATGGTGTTTGCCGTTAATGCTGCATACCCTATTGCAATATTTCCCACGCCAGTTGTATTAGCCAGTAGTGCTTGGAAACCTACAGCAATATTTGCAACACCGCTGGTATTGCAGAGGAGAGCTTGATGTCCAATAGCAAGGTTACATGCACCGGTAGTATTAGCGTATAGAGCGCAGGTACCAATAGCAGTATTAAAATTACCGCCAGTGTTGCTGTAGAGGGCCTGAACGCCAATGGCAGCGTTAGAACTGCCTACGGTGTTACTGTATAGAGCTTGATAACCATGAGAATTATTAAATGTACCGGTGGTCATTGACACACCAGACTGCCAGCCTAGAGCCACATTATTCACATTGGCTAATGAGCCAGTAGTCACTGCATAGACTGTGCCTGAAGAAACAGGAGTTGCCGCATTACCAGCAGAAGCACTGCCTCCGCCACTGATACCTAGACTACTTGTACTGACCCAGGTAGCAGTATTATTAATCTGCATCTGCAGAACAAAGCCAGCTGTACCTGTTTGAATGTAGGCAGTTTGTCCTGAGGCAGATTGTATTGGTATGTAGCCAGCAAGGCCGCCTGCAAGATTAGTAGCGGTAGTTATGCCGCCTATGATTGTGCCAAATATTGTGCCGCCAACATATAAACTACCACCTATGCCAACGCCGCCTGTGATTACTAAGGCACCTGAATTTGTAGAAATAGAATTTATTCCGCTAAGAATCGTGGCTGTGGTTTTGACCACAAGGCCATTCTTGACGATAAAATCATTATTCAGTGCCATTAGTTTCCCTTTCCACCAATAGGCTAGTTACTAACCAATATTTATTCAAAATCAATTACGTCCGTTAAGATGTAATTGCTGTTCTATACACCTTAACAAATAATGAACTAGGCGTTAATGTTGGGAAACTCGGAGTCATAGTAAGCTGTACATTGCCGCCAGTTATAGAGGCATCAAATGTACCTAGCTCTCCTAGGTTAGTGACAATACCGTATTCGCTCTTATAAACGTTTCCAGCACCGTCATGGAACATCATAATTTCTGTAGCATGAACACGTTGCGGAGTAAAGGCTGTATCTACCATTTGAACCATATATTTGGCTGTTCGATATGAGCTAGTACTCCATGTATCTAAGTTCTGTGTTGAAGTAGTGCCTATGACAGTACTGACATAGGTTGCAATTAATGTATTATTTGTTATGAAGCCGTTTACCACTGCTCCGGAAACTGCTGTTCCCGCAGTTACTGAACCGCCGGCAGTGATTGCCCCACCAAATCCTGCACCTCCAACAACCTGTAGTGCTCCTGAGCTAGTGCTATTATTAGTCGTTCCAGCTAGAATTTTTACGTTGCCACTACCAACTAACAAACTCCATGGATTGGTAATTATAGCGCCACTGCCAGCAATTGGACTACCACCAATATATAATGTTGCGGCATCTGCGTAGGTAGGTGTTCCACCTGTTGCGGCAATTGTTGGTGCGCCAAAACTATGTATTGTAGCAGTGGCCTGTGCACCAGTTAAACTAGTATCAGTGTAGGTTGCAGAAGGACTTGAGAATCCAACACCATTAGCCAGCCAACCGCTTGTTGATACGTTGCCTGTCCTAACTACAGTACCGCCGACATATAAGTTACCTTGTAGGCCAGCACCGCCGGCAACTGTTAAAGCACCGTTAGTTGTAGTAGTTGCCTGTGTGGTATTTGTTATACTGATTAAATTAGTAGTTGTATAGCCACGATCAGTAATTGTCTGTAGTGTGCTGGTGTTCCATACTACTATTGTGCCTGTGCTAGCACTGACCGCAGTGTCTGTACCTGCTGTTAGAGTTTGGACACCTAGATTTGTCAGTGTTACTGAACCAGTCGAACTGCTAACACCAATATAGGTAGTACCTGAAAGTGCTGTAACACCTAGATTAGTAATAGTAAAGCTAGTTGATGTGCCTAGACTAGAAACAGTGTTGATGCCAATACTAGGATTGCCTGCAGATAGTACTACAGATGTTACTGCTCTGTTTCCAGAATCATATAACTGTGTGGCATAAATTGGTCCAGACCCAATACTGCCTGCAACTGTCAGTGCGCCAGTAGTGGTATTTGTTCCTACTGTGGCATCCCATATTTTAACTGCGCCTAAAATTGTTGCAGTTGAGCCAACAAACAAACTCCTGCCTACGCCTACTGCACCGCTGACTACCAATGCACCTGTTGTAGTACTTGTAGCATCAGCCGTACCAGACACAGTTAATGAGTCTGTATTAGGATTAAATGTAAGTCCGGTATCACCAAAAACTGTTTGGAATCCAGTAGTACTGCTGGCAAACAGCACATTATAACTAGCACTGATATTAGTGGTTGTGATAGCTACATTAATTGCATTAGTTGCAGTACCTGCGGCAACACCACCCAGTGCTGACCAAGTTGCTGTAGAGCCGTTGCTGGTCAATACAGAGCCGTTGCTGCCAATTGGTATGAATACTGTACTGCCAGGAGCCTGTTGATACGGAATACCTCCTGCTAGCCCTCCTGCTAGATTACTAGCTGTACTGACCGTACCAGTTAGATTACCAAATACCGTACCGCCTACATATAGATCTTTACCAACCCCTAGTCCGCCAGCAACGTTCAATGCACCTGTATTAGTGCTGGTAGCATTTGTAACATTGGTTACTGTGGTAATTCCTGAAATTTGTACCGCGCCATTGACATAAGAGTCACCTGTAACTCCAATGCCACCACCACCTACAACTAGACCTTGTGTATTAGTAGAGACAAAGCTGGCTGTTCCGCCAGCTATGGTTAATACTGTGCCAATGTTTGCACCATTGACTACAGTTAGTCCGGCGCCACCAATACCAAGCCCGCTGGCAAAATAACTTCCGCCAGTAACTCCTAGGCCGTTAGCGGCAATAACTAAGCCTTGTCCGCTGGCAGAACTTGTACTTGCACTGCCTCCAATACCAGCAAAATACGAAGCACCGTTGATACCAATACCACCTTGTACCTGTAGCGCACCAGTTAAAGTACTGGTAGCAACTGTGCCAGTGGTTAATACCAATGCTCCGGTTCTAAAAATACCATACGTAGCAGTACCGCCAAAATTACCGCTTAGGTCTTCAGCACCGCTACTGTACCAATGTAGTTCTTTTGAAGTTGCATCAAGTACCAGTGCGGCATTCTGATCAGCGCCACTATAATAATGGAAACGTAGACCAATATCTTTACCATCATCAACTGTCCATGGCACACTAACTCCACCTGGAGGAGTATGCAATTCTAACATGTTGTCAGTATAGAATGTGTTTGTACTTAGAACGTAAGTTGCTGTACCATTAAATGTTACTGGACTAGAGAATGTTACTGGTCCGCCAACAAATAACGATCCTTCAATACCAGCACCGCCTGCTACATATAGTGCATTACTTGAAGTTGTACCGGTACTGGCCGCAGTTCCCATGACTACTAGGTTGTCGGCAAAATATCCACCGCCAGCTACTTGTAGTGAGCCAGCTCCGCCCGAAGTTGCCTTAACTGTTGAAGACGCAATGAGATTTGAAGCGTATAAATTACCTCCAACTCCAACCCCACCTGTGACCAATAATGCTTGACCGCTGTTAGTATTAGCACTGGTAGTGGTGCTAGATATAAGTGTGTTACCTTGAATAAATGCTGTGCCCGCAACGCCTAGACCGCCTGCCGTAACGGCCAATGCGTTAGATGCTACTGCTGATATGCTTGCGTTAGCACTGATAATAACTTCATTTAATGCATAGATAGTCTTAGCAACAGCTAGGCCGCCTGCAATGACCACAGAGCCTGTGTTAATACTAGTAGCATCTGTTGTGCTATAAAAACCTGCTGTGGTTGCAACACTTAGAGAATTTCCAGTGACAATGCCGCCAACATAAATGTTTCCACCAATGCCGGCACCGCCATTTATTACCTGTAATGCACCAGAATTTGTCGATGATGCATTGGTATTATTATTGACATAGATAGCATTAGTAGTTGTACTGCCTCTATTGGTGATTGTCTGTAGTGTGCTGGTATTCCAAACTGTTACAGTACCTGTATTGGCACTGACTGCGGTATCTGTACCTGCAAACAGCGCAGTAACGCCATATACACCAAGACTGGCTGTGGTAATAACGCCTGCGTTCTGAGAAAATAGTTGTCCGCCAAAATAACCATCACCGCCTACTCCGATTCCCCCTACTACAGTTAGTGCGCCACTATTTGTTGAAGTTGAAGCAAGACTATTAGTAACATTGGTTACTCCGGTGACGCCAATATTTCCATTGATGTAGCTGTCGCCTACGACGCCAAACCCACCACCTTTGACCTGTAGGGTTTGAAGAGTTACTGAAGTAGTAGATCCTACGCCAGGATTAGTTGTGCCAAATGTACCAGTTCCTGCAACAAACACACTGCCTGCAATACCTGCGCCGCCACCTACTTGCAAAGCACCCGTGTTGGTAGATACAGTGCCGTTAGCACCCTGTACCTGTAAACCTGACTTAACTATAAAATCTTTTGAAATTGACATTTTTTGTTATCCTTAAACACCGATTGCGGTTCGCACCACGTTAATATTTTTTGCTGTTGAAGTATAGGCAGTAAAATACAATACAACTTGACCGCTTACTATACTTGCAGAAAAATCTCCTAACTGATCTCCGGTTGATAGAATACCGTATTCACTCTTATAAACTGTTCCAGAATCATCATGCAGTAACACAACTTCTACCAAGTGGAATACACTTCCTTCAGTTATCTGCACTAAACTCCTTGAAGATCTATACAGCGATGCATTGTAGCTATCAATCGATGTTGGATTCGTTGTATTTATAGGAGTTGCTATTGTTTGTTGTATGCTACTACCAATTATCACAGATTTATTAAATGTAGCAGTTATTTCAAAGGTCGTTGGTCCTTTAAATGTTGAAGTATTTTCAGCAATAAAATTGTTAATTACTGTCAGTTCTGCATAGATTGTACTAGTACCAGAAATATTTAAATCTTGAAAAGTACCCGTAGTAGCAATAACACTCTTACTAAAATATGCACTGCCATTTACCTGTAGTTTATTATTATTATAATTGGTATCAAATCCTACAAGTAAATTTCCTGTATTTTTAGTAACAACTAATCTGTAGGTTCCTGTGCCTGCATTGTCTTTTAGTGTAAAATTACCTTCATTAATAGCACTGCCGCCCTGGCCAGATCTATTATTTCCTCCAACATCTAAGGTATAGCTTTGTCCATTGATGCTGGTATTCTTTAATGTAATACCAACGCTACCGGCAACTGCATTGGATTCTAATGATAGATTAGAAGTAGGCACTGGACTTGATTGATTGCTAACAATTCGTATGGTATCAGTTACGGTAATTGTGCCAGTTGTTCCCAATTGCAAGGCAGGTTGTACAAGATTGCCAGCACCTTGAGTGTAGAAATTTAATTCAGCATTATTACCAATACCGAACTTATCTATATTATCACTTAAGAATAAGTAGGCTGTGCCTGTACCAAACCCGTTAAATGATCTGTTTGAACTACTGAGTATTAATTCTACCCTGTTATTAACATTGTTTTCTATAACTAGTCCAGCTGAGGCATTAGTTCCAGAATTTGCATTTATTGAATAGAAGGTGCTGGTAGTATCAGCATCACTGTTGATTTGTATTGGATAATCTAAATCAGTAGTAGTAATAATTCTGCCAGTAGCATTGACATTGACAAAAGTTGCATCAACAGACGAGCTGAGACTAGCGGCATCTATGGCGGCGGCATGAATAATTCCTTGTACCCAGACATCTGCACCAATACCTAGACCTCCTGCAACAACTAATGCCCCAGTATTTGTACTTGTACTAGATGCGGTACTGGTAATATTAATCGCAATATTTGAAGTGTTTCCTCTACTGACCACAGTCTGGAGCGTAGAAGTGTTCCAAATTCTTACGTCACCGGTGCTGGTTGATATAGCTGTGTCTGTTCCAGCGGTTATATAACTGATACCAAATCCTGCTAAGGATGCGGCAGTTAATACAGGACTTCCATTAGAATATACCGCCTTAGCATACAAGTTTCCGCCAACTCCAGCTCCGCCTGAAACAATCAGTGTGCCAGTGGCTGTACTTGATGATTCAACTCCTCCAACAAGGTTAACTATACCAGTTTTAAATACTCCGTAGGTTCCGCTAAATGTTGATCCGTTAGTTTCAACTCCGGTTCCGTACCACTCTAAATAACCTGTATCGTTAGCTCGACCTAAAAATGCACTGGTACTAACTGTTGAATAAAAACTAAATTTTAATCCAATGTCTTTTCCGTCATTAACTGACCATGTACCTGTGGTAGGTTTATGTAATTCTATTACATTATCAGTATAGACCGTATTGGTAGAAAATACATTGGTTACTGTACCATTAAATGTAGCGTTGCCGTATATAATAGCATTACCGCCAACAAATAAATCTTTAGCAATACCAACTCCGCCAGCAACAATCAAGGCACCAGTGGCGCTGTTTGTAGCGTTGGTGCCGTTATTAATAGTGATTGCAACAGTAGTTGTACTACCTCTGCTGGTAACTGTCTGTAGTGTGCTAGTATTCCAAATTACCAGTTGACCAGTTGCAGTACTCACCGCAGTATCTGTGCCGCCAATTATTCTTGTAACACCAAACTCAGCAATAGAACTAGTAGTTAATACACGATTGCCGCCAGCATCAAAGAAATTGCGAGCATATACATCAGTAGCAAAACCAGCACCACCACTAACAATCAATGCGCCTGTTTGAGTGCTAGTAGAATTACTTGTACCAAATACTCTTAGTATATTACCGACATAAGCAGAACCGCCAACACCTATGCCGCCAACTACTGTTAAGGCGCCGGTTGAAGTGCTAGAACTATCAATATCATTTAATATTCTTGCTTGTCCGCCAACATATAAGTTACGACCAATGCCGGCACCACCAACAACAGTTAGTGCTCCAGATGTAGTGTTAGTTGCATTTGTGCCGTCAGTTACTCTAGCAAATTGAACAAATAGGTCGTTCCAATTATTTGCAGAAGTTCCTAGGTCATATCCACCGTTGGTGCTAGGAATTACGTTACCTGTACTCTTCCAATTATTAACACCGTCAAATAAGAATTTGACAAAAGGACTGCTAATTGGTCCAACAGTTATTCCGCTATCAATGGCTAGTATTGAAGGGCCAGCACTGGTAGATAATGCTAGTACTTTTCTACCTATGTCTGCTACACTGCTGACTACAGTGGTCAAAGTTCCAAATACTGTTAAGTTTCCGTAGAAGAATCCGCTACCGCCTACTGTTAAGTTACCTTGAACTCCAGTACCGCCTGCTACATATAGTGCATTACTTGACAAGGTAGTAGTATTACCTGCTAGACCAGTTATCTGTGTTGAAGTAAAAGTTGCAGTATAAGCATATATCTGTGAAGGATTTAAATTGTTAGCATATATATTTCCACCAATAAATATATCTTTAGCAATTCCTACTCCGCCTGCAATAATAATACTACCAGTATTAGTAGCTGTAGCATTTATTGTATTGTTAAAATAAACAGGCAGTGTAGTAGTATTTCCCTGCTCAGTTACCTGCTGGAATGTATTTCCGTAGGTCCAAATAGTAACGTTACCTGTAGTATTACTGACAAAAGTTCCAGTGCCTGCAATTAAACTCAATACGCCGGTATTAGTTAGTGTGACTACAGGGCCGGTATTAGTACTGATACTTAGACCAGGACCAACATAGGCTTGACTAATAACTCTATTTGCGTTATCAAAAATTCTACTAGCATTTAGATCAGCACCAACTCCAACTCCACCTCTAACAACCAATGCACCTGTAGCAGTACTAGTACTGCTGGTTAGAGAGGTGATTAGGGTATCGCCACTGGCTTCTAATGTGGTAAACTTGCCAGACTGTGGAGTAAGGGCGCCGACTGTTAAATTATTAATTGATCCAATTGCGCTTGGACTAATAGTTAATAGTCCACCGCTAGATGGGGAAATAGTTACACTATAGCCAGCCGGACTTAACTCAACAGTACCATGCACATTCAACCCATCTTGTACATCAAGTATGCCGTCAATGAATACGTCTTTGGTAATTCCAACGCCGCCATCAACTACTAGGGTTCCGTTATTTGATGCAGTTGAATTAACTCCTGAATTAAATCTTACCAGTCCGGATGCTAATAAATCTACAAATGTCAGTGAGTTTGCAAATAAAACTGAATTTAAAAACTGCGTAGGCGCATGTATCTTAAATGTGCCTGTGCCAGATGTGCCAACTTGGAAGTCTTGGTTTGTTACATAGTTTGTTAGTGTACCATTAGAAAAAACAATGTTACCTAGAATATTACTGTAACTAGTTACACCTGCCGCATCAGTAATAAGTGTAAAACCAGTACCAGTAGATGGACTAGGACCAAGAGCAGGCTGAGCGCCAGGCAATGTAATAAATTGCCCGCTGCCCCCGTCTCTAAGTATTTGTCCCGATAATAGTTTAGGCATTTGCTGTCTCTAGTACGCTCAATGTAATTTTTAATACATTGTTTGATGATGCACTGGCTCTAATACTGTCTAAACTTTCAATAATCATTTTTCCAGTAGTCATACTAGCTGAGTCGCTGGCCGGAATTGCAAAATTTTTAATCATTTCTGTAGTAGTGTCAGCTGCCTGCGATCCGTTACCTTGACTGTCAGCTAATACTGCTAGTCTTCTATGATGGCTAAAGGTAATTGTATGAGTCTGTGTAGTAATATTTGCTACCTGTGCCATTAAAATAATACTGGTTACTCCAATAGGAGCTGTATAGATTGTGGCTGTGGTATTAGTAGTTAATACCGCAGTTTTTGTTTTAAATGTGTTTAATGGTATTAATGCCATAATATTTCCTTTTAGCTTCCAGCTTCAATTGCTAATATAAACGGTGTAAGATTAGCAAACAATGACTTAGTAAATGTTCTACCACTTAACACTCCAGTGGCCTGACTGATTACCAGTCCTGGGCCAATTCTAAAATCTCCATTTTGGTCTGTACTTGTAAAGAATACTTTTCCGCCATCAAGTTGTAGCACTTCTTTAGTCTGTACAGGATCCGTTCTTCCTACCTGCGGCAGGCTTCCGTAGTTCATTCCCGCACCTACATATTCAAATGTATAACCTGATGCACTCATGTAACTTCGTTGATAGAAATTAACTGTTATGCCGTCTTGAAATAGTGCAGGATTGCTTAAATTTTCGCCAAGTTGTACCAGGTGATATGTACCTGCCCTACTCCAATAACTTAGTCCTGCATAGACACTGTAATAGTTCCCGCCCGTTTCTAAATCATATATTATCTGTTGTAGGGTTAATCTAACATCTCTAGCACATTTGTTATTATCAAAATTTAATAATGGATAAACTGATTGCACGTAACTTACAGTTTCTTGGGCAATAAATTCTCTATTTGCTTTAATTAAAGTTATGGCGCTACCTGCTCCAGAGGCAATTGTTCCTGTTGTAGTTATTGCCGGTGCTGCCCCAACGCCGTTTTGTTGTATGTTGTCTATGATGGCTAGTCTAGCGGCAATAAATGACTGGGATCCTGACCCGCCTGCTACGGCCGGCAATATTGTTTGAGTAGCAGTAGAATATGTTGTTGCTGTGCTTACGTTAGAAATTACCTTAGTAACTAAGAAATTAATAAATGATAGTGCATTAGTTTCTGCAACTATCTGCCCAGAGATCATACTGTTACCTACAGGCACCGGATTATCATATAGTGCGCTAGACAACACAGTATAGTAGGCGTTGCCCGCAGTATATATTGTAAAGTAGTTAGGATTGTTAGCTTCTCCGCCACCACCTGTTAGTCCTTTACTTAAAGTAATGCTTTGATAGCCTACGTCTGTTACCACAGTACCTGTGTCTATATATAAATTACCAGTTCCAGAATTTTCTCTCTGATAACCAAATTGATCTCTAATATACACAGTTTGCCCTATGGCTATATCGTCAGTTGTTATTCCTGAAATAGTTATTGAACCTGTAGTCAAGGTTGCTACATTTGGTACGGCTGTTAAAAATCCTGGGAATCCTTGATCATTTACATAGGTCAATGAGGGCTCAACTTCCATTACTAAAGAAATATGTGGTCTCTTGGCAGTGTCTGGAACAAAGATTAATACTTCTCCATTTTGAGGAAAATATCCATTCGGATAATATTGTCCATTGTCAATAAATGCTGGGTAGGATGGATTATATGCAGTACCACTAAATTCTCTACTTCCGTAGCCCTTGGCTACTAGACAAACATCGCCAAAGTTACTGTTAGAATTTGTTATACTGGCAATGCCGCCGCTACCTACTTCAACTGCAACATTGCAGAAAATTGTAAAGATAGAAACTAGTTGTGCATATCCATTATTGATAATATGTATGCCTCGACCGCCTTGGCTTACTTGCGTAAAAGCATTGAGCACCATAGATCCTACAGGACTACGATCACTAACTACGCTGCCATCTACTAACATGCCGCCCATGCCACCGTTGGTATCAATTCTTCTCTGTGCCCATAAATTTGGAACTTCAGAATCTAGTAATGGATATACTGTTGTATTTCCAAAATACAACGTAGCGTTTGTGCCAAAACCTATTGTGGGAGTATCTATGGTAATTTGATAATTGTTGCTACCTAAGGAAGTTTGTGTTAGTATCCTCGGAGCATATTTTGTTTCTTCAATTTGGACGCCTGTTGAGGCAAACAGTCCGCCGCCACGATAATTTATAGGAGCAGACGCAGGACCTCCTATAATAATTGTATTGATAATATCAAAATTTCTCGATACTGCGTCTGATGCTAAGAAACCATTTCCGAAGAATGTATTAATAATTTGTGTGCTGGTATTTCCTCCAGTTGGTGTGTAACTTTGATTTGCAATGATGCTTAATGACACATCCTTAGCATGAGAAATGGCCGCGGTTGTAGTAGATTCTTGTCCTAAGATTTGATTATACCCGCCGGTCCAGTAAGATAATCCCGACTCTATACTCTTGCTGTTACCGCCTAATAATATGTCTTGGCTGACTGCATCAACAATTAATCCGACATCTCTATAACAAGTTGATGTGTTATATACAAATGTAGGGTATGTGGTTGTAATCCATGCAATAACTTCATTTTGAATAAATGTTCGGTTGGCTTGCAATAGTATTTCAGCACTTACATTACCTGCATCTGGTCCGGCACCCTTATAGATTGTTGGAGCTACATTAGTTCCTGAATTTATTATATTTGTAATAATGTTAATGTTATTAGAAATGCTTTGAGAAGATATAGATCCGCCAATTAGAGCAGTATTAATCACTTGCTGGTATAAACCCGAGCCTGACAATAAATCAGTTGCTGTAGTATTACTAATAATAATCTGGGATAGTGTGTTGATATAATTAATGGCTGCAACTGTTTGCGGCTCTTGCCCTGATATTACAGAAGCTACCCCATTGTAATAGGATAGCCCCGCTTCTACTGATTTTTCATTACCGCCAAATGCACTGTCATAGGCAACATTTTCTAATATGATACCAACATCACGGAAACATTTTGCCTGTTGATATTCGAACATTGGATATGTTTGATTAACATACGTAACAGTTTGTTCTTGTATAAATGATTTGTTTGCTAGTAGTAAAGTTCGGGCATTAAAAAATCCTGGATTTTGTTGTCCGTTGTTGATACTCATTCCAGCAATAATTGTTCCAGTGCTCACTTTAACTATCATAGTTGTTGTGTTCGATACCCAAGTACCTGTACCAACAGCTGACGGAACTTGCACTGTTTGATTAGGTTGGAACATGGTTCCGTCTGCTAGCCAAGGTCCTGTTTGATTTGTACAGTTCTGCACATAAGGACTGTGAAAGGTGTCTATCTTTGCACCGCCTACCTGCGGAGGAAACGCAACTGTATATGCTCCTCTATTGTATCCGTTAGCATAAATTCCAGGTAGAACTCCACTGCGTCCATTTAAAAATTGCATTCCAAATATATAGCAGCCACTCTGTACATGGAACAAATCCTGTGTTTTATTAATTGGTTGTATGACTGTGGTTCTTAAATCACTACCAATGATACTGGTATATGGAAGTAATAAGATTGGATTTTGTTCAAGGTACTTACCAGGTGCGACTCGAATACTGGTACCTGGGGTATAATAAGGACTACTAACAGCACCACTGATAGTACGGCAAGCACGGCTTGCATCTTCAGCTCGGCCATCGTTGGTGTCATTACCATCTTCTGTTACATATAAAATATTTGTAACAACTGGTGCAGTACCCAATGGCATTGTACCATTAACTCTAATATTAGCATTAACATCAAGTAAATTGTTAGCAGGATTAATTGAGACTGCGCCTGATTGACTGGCTAATATATTTGAATATAACTGATCAAAATATCCAGTTTTCCATACATTAGTTTCTGTACCAATGTTGTAGGTGCTAGAAACTTTTGGTATTAAGTCACTGTCAATTTCTGCTTCAACAATAAGTGTATCAGTACCGGTACTATTACCAAGTTGTATATTTCCCTCAGCGGTGATGTTACCAATTGCATGGATATCCCCACCTACATTTAAATTACCAGTTATGCCAACACCACCTGTTACAGTCAGTGCGCCTGTGGTTGTACTTGTAGATTGGGTGCCTGCTTGTACAACAACTTTTTGGCCTACATACAAGTTACCGCTGATCCCAGCGCCGCCAGTGACTATTAGAGATCCGCTAGTAGTTCCTAGTGAATTTGTTGAACTAGTAACAATCAATAACGGAGTTCTTAATCGTCCAGCGTCTAATTGAAACGTAAATTGAGTATTACCTTGAGGTGCAATATATCCACCTGTGGCACCTGCTAGTACTGGAAAATAGTCACCGGCAGTTGCTGATGTCATGTTAATGTAATCAGCATAGGTACTAAATGTAGCAATTGTTGAAGTGCTAATTACACCATAAATGATACCACCAACTCGAAGATCTTGGCTAATGCCTACTCCACCATCGACTACAAGTTGACCGTCTTGAGGTGATAAAGAGTTGGTGCCGCCAGTTAGATTAGTAATTCCATGTATGTAAGACGTGCCTTGAACACCGAGGCCGCCATTGACAATTAAACTGCCAGTAAAAGAATTTACAGCATCTATACCTGCGGTTATACGTACTATACCTGTAGCAGTTACAGCAGAATCTAATACAGTAGGTTCAGAGCCACTAGGTTTAATTGTCAGTGCGCCCAACGTTGTAGAAATTGTTCCGCTTGAAACAAACACTCTACCAAGAGTTGCTTGGCCAGTTCCTGGGCCTGAATATACAGTTCTTAGTGCAGAAGCATTAACTGTGCCGCCGACGTCTAAACTATACGACGGCGCATTATTTTTTATGCCTACTTGACCAGTAGATACATCTAGATAAAGTACAGGAGATTCAGTACTTGAAGTATTGTAAAAGGCCAGTGGTACATTATCACGGAATAAATTCTGCGCGAGTAACGGACCGGATATGCGACCAACGGCCATGCTAAGAGCTCCTATACTTCAGGTATTTCACCTGAGAACCACCTTACATTGCGGGTTTACCACAGTTAGATCTGCCAAACCATTCGGCATCGAAGTATTTATCGAAACCCTGGTTTTATCAAAGTTTAGGGACTATAGCCGTCGAGGCCCAGTATAGCATATACTGGTTTAGCCCAGGGGACTGGGCCGTCAAATTGTATAAAAGTTCCTGCGGTTTCACTAAATGTTACCAGCGTAGAGGTTGATATTGCCTGTAAGGTTGCTAGGCTAATGCCAACAGCTTGAGTGGCCGTAACAATACTAGTCACAGTTGTGTTGCCAGCAAATTGAGATCCAGGGCCGGTTACAGTCATCCCAATGATAATGTTAGTTAATGTTGCTACGGTTAATGTTGTTGATCCAGTACTAGCAACCAAAGCAAGAAACGTACTAGTATTAGTCAATGTTCCTGGTAACAATGTATAATTTGTATTAGGAGTTTGCCAAACGTTTTCAATAAAAACTAAAATGTTTTGTGGCTTTGATGTGTCAATATCATAGGCTAATGGGCCAAAAAAAGAATTGAGTGCATCTCCAACTCCTAAATTTTGAACTGTTATAGCATGTTGTCTATTAGTTAAAACTTGTTCCCAAGGACTATCCCAGGCATTTTGTCCTGTGCCATTTGCATTATAAATTTCAGTTTCATTTTTAGTTGTATTAAACCGAACTCTACCATCACCTGTTCCGCTAGGGCGATCGCCGGTGGTGCCAGACGGTAGTTGTAAAGATACTTTACTAGTAGTAACAATACGATCGTCCGCCTGCACAGCGAATCGATTGCTCATAGGATCTTTTCTATTAAGGGCTAATCTTTTTATAAATTTCATTATATGCCTACAGAGCTTATAGTTGCAACCACACTGTTAGCTACGCCACTTATTGCTGTTGCAACAATCTTATCACCATTTGCTAAAATTAATTTTTCTGTGTCCATAACGAATGTTTCTTCAGCAGGTAAAGAAAGATTCTTTAATATAATTGTACCTGTTCCAACTATACCAGCGCCGCCATTATAAGGAACTGCATATACATTAATATTTGCCGTAGTTGATGCATCATTATTACAAAAAATAATTGTAGTAATTGCTTGGTTACCCGATGAAAGAAAAACTACACTTCCTGTAGTAGCTACATTTACGTTATTGATTGCCATATGTCTTACCTTAAAAAATTATACCGTAGATAATACTACGTCTTTTACTTACTAGTTCATCAGAGTCAATATTATTTACATAATACAATCCTGTACCACCAGCACCTACTGTACTAGTTGAAAATATTCCTGTGTATCCAGATGCAACTGAAGGACCACCATAGTTCAACAATTGAATTCCGCTACTGACAAAGACTGTGCCTGTACCTGAGGGTTCTATAGAAATATTGGTATTATTAGTTACTGCTCGAATTCTAGTACCTAGTAACTCTAGTCCGTAGAACTGTGCGGAAGTTCCTTCAAGTTTTAATACTACATTACCTGCGCCACCTAAGGCTGCTACAATTTTATTTGTTGTAGTATAATAAGCAGTAGTAGTTGATATTGAATTATCACCTAACTGAATAAACGTATTACCAACAATTAATTTTTTAGCTAATTCAGACGTACCAATTAGGTTATCAACGTATCTCTTATTTGGAATGTCATCATCGTCTGTAACATTTAAATGATAATCAGTTGTACCTTTAACACTGATCATACCATCTGGATTAAAACTACCAAATATCGTTAGTGTTCCAAGGAGAGGGGGTGTTACAATAGCTGATACTCTAATAGCTTGTCCAACCTGCCCTAGGTCGCCAAATTGCCAAATACCTTCTGCTGTACCAAACTGTGTAGTAAATGTATCTTCTTGATAAACAAAAAATGCCGCAACTGAGTTGGCATCATTATTTCCTCGAGCAATTTTAAGTCCTGCAAAATTTCCATCGGCAGTTATGCCTGTGCCTACTTCACCACTGTTTAAAGTAATAAGATTATCTCTAATGATAGTATCCTGTACAGTAATACTAGTCCATGTGCCGAGATGAATCACATCACCATCAACTCTTAGATTACCTGTAACAAAAGTTTCAGGTGCATTAACTGTAACGGTGCCGTTATTGGCTCGAATTGTGTAATTTCCAGTTACTTTAACTACATCGGTTAGCATTAAAATGGTCCTTTAAGTTATTTATCGTTACCATACACGTAATTGAACATGGTCCATTATAGGGGCAGCGGAATGCGGGAAACTTGGATGACTTTGGTATCGCAATATTATTCCAAAATTAACATCTAAATTTGAGGCAGGAATAGAGCCTAGTCCCCATAGATCATTTTCTCCTCCGTAGGTTTTAACTGCGGCTAGATCATAAGTTGCTTTGTTATCACCGATACTTTGATTATGATATAATTGTATAGTATCATCTGTTATTCTACCCTGTCGTCTAAGACCAACATATACTTCTATACCAGAAATATTTTGAGGTAAATTATTCCAATTAAATCCAGTACATATTAAAAATCTTGTTTTCATTTTAATATCATTTACCAAGAGATTAGCAATGTGTAACAGATTCTTAGTTGTTGAAATTTTGTTTATTTGAGTAAAATTATTGCCAACGTTGTTCCAAGAAACATGTTCTTCAACTTCAGCATATTCAGTTACAATAGAGGGAAAAAACCAAGAAGTGGGCATGTGAGTATTTACCTACAAAAAGAAAGGGCTCCTAAGAGCCCTTACCATTATCAAAGAAGTATTACTGACCTTCAACAAGTGCTAGACCGGTAACGCCGTCGGGCATTACTGTACCTAGATCGTATGTACTGATAAAAGATAATTGTGTTGCATCTATTACTGTGTAACGATATCGAGTATCACCGTTCCAAACAAATCTGTTTGAAATTCTAGTTGCGTAGAAAAGAATACCAGATGGGGTAAGCGCCTTAATACTCATTTGACTAGCCGCTAGACTACCTGCGGCTACTGCGGTCAGTGTTGCGCGAGTACGAGTTGTACTTACTAAGGGGTTAGCTGTGTCAAAATCGCTCTGTACATCAAACAACTTGCGACCGCGTTGTTTAACAATAAAGCCGTCTGTCTTTGATATACCACCCGATGTCTTGTATGAACATTTAATTGTTAATACTGCTGTTACTGCTGTTGGTTCTCCACCTACTCCACCTAGAAAAGTTGTAGTGTTAGTTCCAGTTGCTGAATAAATTGTAACTGTTTCTGGACCAATTGCTGAATCTATTTGTATTGTATTGCCTTTTGCAATTTTCATTCCTTTTGCCATTTTGATTTCTCCTTAAGTTAATGCGGGTTCTAGCCACTGCGCGGTTTGGCACCGCTACAATCTTTTTAGACAATATATTTATTGGTAAAATAAAAAAGGGCTCCGAAGAGCCCTTTGTTTTCTTGTAATCTAAGATTACTTGAAGCTTACTGTATTGTAGTTAATAGCTACTTTACCTAGGTAGTCAGCGGCATTGCCTAAGCTAGAAGCTGTGTTGTTTAGTTCAACATAGCCATAGCGTGTTAGGAAGCCAACTACTGGCTCAAATGTAGCTGGATCTAAAACAACACCAGAACTCATCAAAGGAATATATGGGCAATAGAACGCGGCAGCATCTGCCTCGCTAGGACCTTTATAACCAATTAGAATTTGGTTGTTACTGTCTGTATCTACTTTATAAGCATCAACATAAATTCTCATTGCACCATTCAATGTACCAACAAACTTAGTGTTTGTAGGTGCTTCAAAAGTACCTTCTGTAGTGCGAGCAAAAGCAGAAGTAGTTGCGCTTTGTAGAATTGTCAATGCCTGATTAGAAACAACTGCCCAGTTACCAGCACCACGGCGTGTTCTTTGAGCAATCAAATTACTTACGCGGTTGATTTGGATAGCTAGAGCGGCGTGCTCGTCACCAACGAATGTAGCTGTACCAGAAACTAATGACTGATCATATGTTTCTTCTACGCTGGCTAAAGAACGTAGGCTTGTTAAGATCTCTTGATCAATCTCAGCAGTGATTTCTTGTGCCAGTGCGGCCATGATTTCAGCTTCGATGTCAATACCTTGTTGAGCTTGTGCATCTTGAGCAGCCTCAAAAGTCCAACGAGCTGATAGCTTGCGGCTCTTAGCTTCGACTGATGCTTTCAAGATCTGAATGCTCATACGCTTACCTGGTTGACCTTCTAAAGCACTTGTTGAGTTTGCTCTTGGAGTTGTGTCATTGTTGTTACCAGAATAAGCACTAGCAATCTTGAATGGGCTCAATGCTTCTTCACCTGCTACAATGCCATCGCCACTGCTGGTATCAGCATAGCGAACACGTAGAGTGTGGATTTGACCAACTGGGCCAGTCATTGGTTGTACACCGATGATTTCATTGGCAATAACAGTTGGCATTACGCGACGAATAACTGGTAGAATAACACGGTTTAGTGTTGCTACATTACCAGAACTTGTTGCACCTGCTGTGGCGGCTTCTGTCAAGTACCTGCGTGTGTTCTCTAAGCAAACTTGCATAGATGCTTTACGGTTACCTGATAGGCCTTCAAGCAGAGCGTCTCTGGTCTCTGACCATCTTTCATTTAATAGTTGTGACATTTATTGTCTCCTTGAATTTTTTTATTTTAGACCCGCTAATTTGCGGATATCTAATATGTTATCGAAGCCTACCTCGTGAGTTACAGCTTCACGATCTCCTGTTACAGCGGTTCCTTCAGTCAGTACAGATTTTTGTGAAGCTGTACTTTTCTTATCGCCTTCCATTACTGCAGGTAGGTATTTGTCAAATGCATCAACAAGTTTAGTAGTTTTTACACTTTCTAACAGTTGTTGCATGACATCTCTCTTGCTGGCATCCAACGGAGCCATCATTTCGCTCATAATAGCTTTGCGTTCTGCTAGATCTTTCTGAATGCGAAGCTCGCGTTCTTTAGATTCAACAATGGTTGCTTTGGCTGTTACTGCTTCTTTTGCTTCATCTAGCTCCAAGTCTTTCTTAGCGATAATCTTTAACAATTTACTTGTTTCAGATTTTTCATTTTGATAACTTGATGAGTATTCTTGAGCAAATGCTTCAAACAACTTACGTCCAAAATTGTTGTTACGGGCACTATCAATATCTTCTTTTAATTGCTTAATCTCAGATGTCAATTTTTGTGTTACTGTAGCTTCAACAAGTTTAGCTGAACGTTGTATGAACTGTTTCTTAATTTCACCAAACTTACTCTTAGCTTCACGAACTAGTTTAACTTTCGTTTCTGCTAGATCTCGTTTGTCTTGAGCAAATTCTTTAATTTCTTTAGCTAGGGCATGAACAACAAAACCTTCTAGTTTTGAGAAATTATCTGATACTCTTTCACGATCGTTTCTGAATTCAACCAGCTCACGACCAAGCTGTTTTAGAACAAATGATTCCATTTTAGAGGCATCATCTTTCATCTTACGTTGATAAGCAACCTTAGCTTCCACTAGAGATTTTTTATCTTCCGCAAGTTCAGCCATTTCTGCGGCCAATCTTTCGCTTAACATCCTGTCGATTGCTTCAACCATGACACCTTTATCGTGTTCATACTTGGTAGCAAACTCTTCACGAAGTTCTGCTGTGACTTGGTCGCGATTCTCTTGAATTTTTTGAGTAAAAGCAGATTCTAAGGCAGAAGTATGTTCTTCTGACAGGGTTCCTGATTCTACTAATTGTTTGAATGCGTCCAACATCTATTTCTCCTCGGGCTTATTTTAGACCTTTAATAATTTGAAGGAGACTTTCCTTCAAATATTTCTGGGCCTTTGGATCTTCTTTTACTTCTTGTGCAACTACAAATGCTTTATTACCACCGCGCATGTTCATTAAATGTTCATACACAGGTGTAGGATAAGCACCAGGTGCACTGGGCTGTGCAACTACATCCACAGTAATGATCTCAAATTCTGCTACTTCGCCGCTTCTATCATCAACGTTGCCGCTGCCTCTAGAACTTACGCCAAGTTTTACACCGCTTTCGAGCATTGTACGGATTAAGTTACCCATTGGTGTAGGTAAGATTTTCATCTTACTGTAACCGTTAGGACCGTCCATCCACATATCTGTGATCATGTGAGACACACGGTCTAAATTTACTTTTAAATCATCTGGATGATCTACTTCTCCAAGAACACTGTAACCATTTGCAACTTGATCATTTAGAGTTTTAACGGCCTTAGTAATTTCACTAACAGGATAAATTCTTCCGTTAGCGTTTTTTATTCCGCCTTGTATTGCAATGCCTTTTAGAAAAAGGTTCTTACCTTCTTTGTCGTCAGACTCTAAAACCACGCGAGCTTGATCAAAACTTAGGTGTTCTCTTAAGTAACTTAGTTTCATCCAGGTTCTCTAATTAAGCGTTTCTGTTTGGAGCACCGTTTAATGGGCTCTTAACTTGACCAACGCTAGTTTGTCCTGCTTTGTCGCCTGTTCCGGAACCAACTGGGCCAGCAGACTTGTTGTTGCTAGGGTAACCACTACCTTGTTTGTTTAGAGAAGAACCGCTCTTCATGCTTGAACTAGCACTGTTAGAAATGTTCTTTTCAACACCTTTGGTAAATTCACCTTTAGTAGAACCAACTAGACCACGTGAGCCTTTGTCAGCGTTAGTGCTTGTTCCGCTCATTTCGCCTACGCCTTTACCGCTTTGGGCAATATTTCCAGCACCAGCACCAGTTGTTGGCTTGCCTTTACCAGAACTTACAACGCTTCTATTGCTAGTTTCTGTTGCTTGTCCGGCTTTGTCGCCTGTACCAGAACCAACTGGACCCGGAGTCTTCATGGAGTTTTTATCCCAATTTACGCCAACATTTTCTCTGTATTCGCGCATTGGTTGTCCCATGCTTTCGTCTTCATCATCGTCAGCATCATCTGCATCTTGATCATCATCTGCATCTTGATCATCGTCAGCATCCATGTCCATGTCCATGTCACCACCGGTATCATCGCTGCCGCCTGATTGACCCATTAGAGCTTCAAATTCAGCTTTTAATTCAGCAAGAGCATCTTCTAAGTCTTGTATATCTGCTTTGTCAGCTGGCGCACTCATGTCTCCGCCGTCTGGCTCATCGCCCATAGCGTCATGGTCACCTACATCACCGACCATATCATCGCTGGCATCACCGCCAATTTCCATGGAACTTTCATCGTCCATGCTACCGAATCCTTCTTCTACAGATTCGTCTTCTGACGCTTCTTCGACTGACTCATCTTGTTCATCGTCTTCTGAAGCTTCATCAACTTCATCATCGCTTTCTTCGGCGATTAGGTTTTCATATATATCTCTAGATTTCTCGACAACGATTTCATGGAATAATTCATTTGCCTTATCCATTTCCTCATTGACAATCAGGTCTAAGAGCTGTTGCATCTTTTGTGACATTGCGTTTATCTCCTTAATTAGATTGGCAAGGCTATCGAGTATATTTAAGAGGAGATCACATTCGATACGTGAAAGAGGCCTAAAACGAGTCGTTTTAGTCTAAAATTGACAGAGCGTGTGCTCTTTTTTGATTATTTTTGTAAAAATATTTAGTTTTTAAATTTAAGAATTATAATATGCTTTATTATGCCGGTGGCTCTTCCGGCGTTGCATACATAACTCGTACTAGTTCTAGGTCTTCTTTAGTCTCTTTTTCTCGAGCGTCCCCTGCCTTGCGCAGGTCGTTGATCATGCCTAATGTTAATCTACTCTTACGTAGATCGCTGATTTTTAATACGCTAGTATCTTTATCGATGTTATAGCGATCATTCTCTTTAGGAGCAAGATTTCCAGAATCAAAGTATAAAAATTCATTGAGTAGCATGTGAATATTTATAAAGGGGCGCCAAGTGTAGCACCTGGAGTGCTTGCGGCCGGTGATGCCGCTGGGGCAGCGTCTAGGTCATTTTCCATGCCTACAGGCGCTTCGCCTGAAGATCCTAAAGTATCCATATCAGAATTCAACCCTCCAGGAGTTATACCTGCAGAACGTAGCTCTGCCTGTGCGCTGAGGTTAGTATTCTTGTCTATATTTTCTTCTCTCCACATCTTTTCGTTTTCTGCAACTTCTTCTGCAGTCAATCCTAAGAAGCGTTTGAGCGCAAATCTCTTGCTAATATGTGGTACTTGAGCCATAGTAGTGAATACATTAGCTCTGGCTCCATCCATTTCTGCTTGGCGATATGCGGCAAAATTCTGCGGTGGATTAAATTTAACATCAAATAAATTAGGATCAATATTGATTCCTTTGTTATTCATGTACATCTTAAACTCTGTGTCAAACTGATCATTCATTAAACTCTGCAGTCTTTCACAGTATTTGTTGAATCGTAGTTCTTGAATATAAGCTGTTCCTACTCTGCCATCATTAAAAGAACTGCCACCGTCATCAGGGCCAGTAGGCAAATAACTACTAGGAATACGCAGGGCTCTAAACAATTTGTTAGTGAAATATCTAAGATCATCAATTTCTCCTAGATTACTTCCGCCTTGTAGTACATCTACTTTACTGCCGCGTCCTTCTGCTGTCTGAGGAAAATAGTAGTCTTCTGTTATGCTTAATGGATTAAAACTGCTGTCCATTACACTCTGCCCACCACCACTAACACTAGGAATTCTGCGTTGATTTACTTCGTTTTTAACACGTTCCACAAAGCTCATGGCCAAGTGACTGGGCATGTTACCTACATCGATGTAGAAAACTTTACGTTCTGGTGCCCGCATCACGCGATAGATGATGATAGCATCTTCTAACAGTTCTTTTTGTTTATAAACTTTAAAGATACTTTCTAATAGGCTGTTACCAAAAGGAAAGTTATTATCTAGACCTTCACTTAAACTAACATGAATAACGTGTTTTGCATCAATAGCCCACTGATTTTGATTAACAGTAAATCGACTAGAGCTGCCTTGAGGATATGCACCTACCATACCGCGTTGTTGTGCGCCGCTTGTGGCATAGGCCGCACTGCCAGGAGCTACGTTTTGATTAGTAGGATTAATCTGCGTAGTAGCTAGGGTTTGAAAATTTGGGTTAATGTCACGTAGTACGTACTGTTCAGGCTGTTTGCCTTCGCTTTCATTTACTATGATCTTGTCAATTTTAGCAGGATCAATATAGAACCACGCCTGTGTTTCTGGATCTCTAATAAAGAAACAGTCTCCGTATTTGAAAGTGTTACGTACAAGTTTAAAAATTCGTACTGAAAATTTATTAAGTTTGCTCCACTGCTGTAGGTATTTTTTAATAACTTTAATTTCTGTGCTAGTAGCCTGTTCTTTAAAGAATATTTGAAAGGGTGTGCTATTCTCATCATTCATCTGCGTACAGAATTCAGCAAGAATATCCAAGGCAGCATTAACTTCGCTGTCCAAGTCCATAGTATCATACTGTCCGTAACGTTCTAGACGATTAGGATGACCGGTATATACATCAGGCAAATAGCTTGAATAGTTAGTTCTTCCAACAGAAGCACCAAAGTTGGCACCGCTAATAGGACTTAGTTGTCCATTTGTTTGTACAGGGGTAAAGTAACGTTTCCAACTCATAGTATTTTAGGCAAAAAGATCACCGCTTAGTTTGTTAGTCGCCCTAACATTTTGTTTAGTATTCTCAGCAGTTTCTTTCATTGCTAATAATAACAGGGCGGTAGTGTTATTTAACCGTTGTAATGCTGATTCTAAATTATTATAGCTGGAAGTTTCTCCGGGTGTCAATACCCGTTCGCCTTTTTCAATACTGACTACAGTATCAGTAGGCTCTGAAGTTTGGCCGGTCTTTCCAATAGTTCCTAAACTTCGTGTATCATTTTTTATTACAGGTTTGGTATCCGGTAATTTATTTGCTGCCCTATCTGCTAGTTCTTTCATAAACTCTTGTATAAGAGCGTCCCTATTCAATCGTGTTGTATTATATCGTTGTATCATTTCAGGATTAGCAGTATCTAAGGCAGTTGCTTGTCTCTTTTTTAACCATTCCTGAAATTCAGGTTTAGCCATATACGCATCTTGTCCTCTACGGGAGTTTGCAGAATCCGATGTACCAAATAGACCTTTAGAACTTGCTTTAAGATAGTCTTCAACAACTTCTTGAATCGCTAATCCCAATTCTTTAAAGTACGGTGTAACAATTTCTATCATTCTATTAAACAATTTTACAACTATAGGTACAGTGTCTTCCCAGAGTTGTTTCATACCCGGTTTAATAGTGTCTTCCCATATGGGCTTTAACACAGCCCAAATATTACCAAATGCATCAACTACTGCGCGACCAATAATTTGTATTATATCTGTACCAGTTTGTGCTTTTGACAAGCTATCAAACAAATTAGTAAACCAGTCAGCTACGTCGCCAACTGCTTTTGTAAAACCTTTACTGCCTACAAATTTTGCAACGAGTCCGGTTATAGTTTCTCCAAACTTTACTAAAGGTCCTAAGAACGGACCTATGATTGTGTTGGTTAAATTACGAATAATTAATCCAAAATCTCGAATATTTTGTTCTGCCTGCGCTAGTGCTTTAGCATCACCTACGCCCTGCTGTCGTTGTCTTCTCAGTGCGGCCTCATTTTCTTCTGTAATTTGCTTCTGAGTCTTTTGATTCCTTAGGGCATTAGCATATCCCATAGTTTCAGCACTGAAATATTTGCTACCATTTGCGCCTAAAATAGTTGCGGTATCTCCAAATCTTTCAACTAGCTCTTGAGTATTGACTGCTAGTTGTCTATCAGATTCTCTTCTAAGATCTAAGCGTTGTTTTTCTGAAAGAGTACCATCAAGTACTGTTTTACTATAAGCATCTACGGCACGTTGTCCTGTTTCACCTTGCATTACCGCAAATGTTTTTCCAGCATCAGTGTAAGCCTGTTGAACGCGGCCGCCGGTCATTATAGACATTTTAACGTTGTCTTCCATGCCTTTACCGCCTGCTTCAAATGCTTGAAGTAGTGCAAGATTTGCTTCTGCAACCTGCTCAGGACGCATGTTTCTCAACATGTACTGCCATTGTTTGTCAAAGGCTTTTTCTTTTAGACTTTTTTCAACTTCTGCACGTTCTTTACCTGACAGTTTAACATACAGATCAATTTCTTCTGCAAATTTAGTAGCACCTTCTGCAACTTGTCTTGAATTTTCAAGACCTTTTTTATTCATTGTGCCCTGCATTTGAATAAACAATCCCAACTGCCCAGCACTTTCTTCTGCGGTATAACCCAACGCCATCATGCGTTTAGCATAGGGACCCTTTGGATCTAACATTATATTGCTATATTCAGCAAATCTCTTTATACCAGAATCTACATTACCAGTAAGTGTGGCAAATATGTCGCTGTTTGCTTTTACAACTTTAACAAATTCATCTATGAATAATCTAGCACGAGTAGCAGTGCCAGCCATTTCCATAAGACTACCACTGAAACTGGCTCCATTCTTTGTCATCGCCCTATAACTGGTTAAAAGGTCTTCAGCGTATCTTATAATTGTTGCAAATACACTAGATACTGTACCTAACATTAAAGGTAAGTCTTTAAATGCATCATAAAAGTCGCTGAGTTTAGCCGCGCCTGACGCCGCTTTTTTACTAAAATTAACTAGATTACCAGCTAGGTCCGTGACAACTCCTATTAAATTTCCAACAAGACCGGCTAGTCCGCTAATCACATTAGACAATATATTGGCAGCTCCTGATACTGCATTAATAGCAAGTGTAACTGGATTAAGAGAACTACCTAGATTACTTATAGCGGCAGTAGTTGCACCAATTACGCCAGCCCCTCCACCGCCTCCAGATGAACTTTGTTTCTTTAGTTCCTTGAGCATGTTAATTAAATTAACATTCTGCGCCTGTGCTACGGCCAGTAATTCTGCTAGTGTTGCTTCTGTTGCGCCATTCATAGATTAAAAACCACCATTTTGTATGTATATAAATATCAGACTACAGTCCTAGTATTATTTATCGGAGATCAAATATGGCAAATATGCCTACAACTAAATCAAATCCTTTAGCCGGCTTCATGCGCCAACCAAAGATATATGTTCAACTGCCCAGTCAGGGACAGTATTGGCCTAAAGGTACATTACAGATGACAGAAAACGGAGAGTTTCCTGTGTTTTCAATGACCGCTAGAGATGAACTAATGTTTAAAACTCCAGACGCTTTGCTCAATGGTCAATCTATGGTTGATGTGATCCAAAGCTGTGTGCCTAATATTAAGAATGCTTGGTTCTGTCCTACTATAGACCTTGACACCATACTAATAGCTATTAGGCTAGCCACCTACGGAGAACGGTTACCGCTTACACATAAAATTCCAAACATAGATGAGGAAGATGAACACGAATTAGATCTTAGATTGTTGTTAGAACAACAGAGACATAATATTTGGGTTGAACAAGTTGCCATTAGTCATGATCTAGTAGTCTTTGTTAAACCGTTGACCTATAAACATCTGGCACAGACTAGCTTGAAAAGTTTTGAAACTTCTAGATTATTAAATGCAGTCAATGACGAAAGTACTAGCGAAGAGCAAAAAGTTGCCATGTTCAATGAAAGTCTTCAAAATTTAACCAAAATCACAGTTGATCTAATGTCTGATGCAATTTATAAAATTCAAACAGGCGAAACTGAAGTAACTGATCTAAAATTTATTTCAGAATTTGTCAATAATGTTGATAAAGAAATATTTCAAAAAATACAAGATCATATTTCTTCATTAAAAGAACGTAACGATATAAAACCATTGACCTTTACCACCACTGAAGAACAGCAGGCCCTAGGCGCACCTGTGAAGAACAGCAGGCCCTAGGCGCACCTGCAAGTTATACTATACCTGTTAATTTTAATAATTCTGATTTTTTCGGATGAGGCTTTTGCCTCTGACTATCTCTCAAATTGATGAGGTAGTTAAAGAAATGGAGCAAGAGGCAAAAGCCATAAAGAAAGAAATTTTTAAATTAGCATGGTTCATGCGCGGCAGTCTTAGTATTGACGAAGCGTATCAATTGACCTATGAAGATAGAGAAGTTATATCTGATATTATTAAAGAAAATCTAGATATGACTAAAGAAACTGGGCTTCCGTTCTTTTAATTATTCTGCGCCAACTCTGCGCAGTCTTTGATCCATCTGTTGAATTGTATTTTTTAAGTTGGAAATTTCGTCATCGTAGTTACCAGCTCCGGAACCTGCGCCACCTGTTCCTCCACCTCCTGATCCACCTCCTGCGGCAGGAATGCCTGCAACATCTCGCATGGCAGAACCAAATTTCTGTCCGCCACCTGCCTGTTGGTAACCGTGCTTTAATCCACCAGCGGCTGCACCTATGGTCTGTGTTATGCCACCAGCGGCTTGACTAGCAACATCACCAACTCCTTTGACCACGCTACCTACACCCTGTAGACCTTTGCCAATGCCACTACCAATACCTTTAACAGCATTGCCTACGCCCTTGGCTAGATTACCAACTCCTGGCGCAGTATTTTGTGCTAGATCACCTGCATAGTTGGCAATTGCAGGAATATTATCTTTGGCATTGGCCGCACCCCGTTGAACTACATTGCTAACACCTTGTAGTGCATTACCTGCCCTTTGCATAATAGACTGTTTAGGGGCTGTTGTTTGAACCGTATTTGAGCCTTGATCTTGACCAGGAACTACAGATCCTATATTGTCTGCCTGCGCTAGATCTGTACCCGGTGCTTGATATTCAGGATTTGAAACATCCGCCGGTCTTGGAGGCTGCTGTACTGGAGCAGTTGCTCTCTTAGTCGCTAATCTCTGTTGAGGAGTAGTTTGACCTAAAGTATCACCTGTTGCATCTGTACTATTAGTTGCCTGAGCACTTTTAGCTTGAGCTAGTTTTTGTTGAGCATTAGGATCACCAGATGCTAACTGTCCAGCAAGAGCTTGGCCTTGAGCAGTTGAAACTTCTCTTCCAAAGTTATTCCTACGTGCTTCTTTGATCTCAAAGTCTTCAACTATGTCTAAAATTCTCATGATACTATCCTCAACAATATGATTTATTTATAAAAATTGAGCTAACGCTCAATTGCTTCTGCGCTTCGCTTGAAGCTATTATCTCATCAGAAAGTGTTGAATTAACACGAAGTGTTTAAGCTATTATCCAGATCGTTCAGTCACACTTTGCCCGGAGAGGGCAAAGATTTAAACATTATCCGAGTCGAACATGTGTCACTTAGCGTTATAGCATTACAGTGGCGGTTGGCCTGTACCACGAGCTATGTCTT